TAAAGCAAGAATAAAAGAAAAGAGGGGTTTAATTATGAAAAAGGTGGGTATAGGTTTATTAATAGGATTAGTTATAGGAGCTTCAAGTCGATTTGTTGGTGTGGCCAATGCGGTTGCACCAGCAGAGGACAACGGAAAAGAGAACGGATATTATATGTATTGCTTAGATAAAGGTAAGCAAGTATGGACACCATTAAATAAAGTTGAAAAAGGTGAAAAGTTCCTTTATTTAGCTAATCCTAAAAATAGCAAAGTTATTAAATTGGTAAAAATAAATTAAAAAGAAAAGGTAGCAGAAAAAGAGGGGAATAATGAAATGAAAAGAGAGAATATAATAGGGAAGAGTGAAAAAGATTTTGAGGAATTAAGTAAAAGAAAACCTTCAAAAGTTGGAAAAGATGTAACGGGAAATTGGAGGATATTAACTATATCAAAACAATGTAAAATAGAAGAATATATTTTATCTTATTACAAGAAAAATTTTAAAAATAAAAAAGAGATACATGGTATAGTAAATTTTACAACAAATACAACTACGAGGATAATAGATCTGGGAGAGTTTATAGAAATAGGGATATTAGAATATGTAAAAAATGAAGAACATGATGCTAAGAGTTTATTTGGTGGAATAGAATTAAAACAATATTGGATATATAAAGATAATGGCGATATAGAAGAAATTAAATAAATTAATATAATAAAAAGGACGTTCCTTAATAGGAATTGTCCTCTTTTTTGTTTTGCGAAATTTTATTTACTTATAAGATTGTGCTTTTGTTTTTAGTCAGGTGCTCTTTTAAATATAGTTATACTTACATATATAATATAAACCGCATTGTATATAGTTTTAATCATAAATAGTTATACTATCTATTTAGATAAGGTAAAAATATAGCTAATAGTTATATACCTAATCTTAAAAATAGGTATATATGGACAAGGTTAAAAAGGAAATCTAAACCTTTTAAAGAATATCTACATATACTGGAATGGGGTGGTGTATGTGGTTAAAAATCGGCTTAGAGAAATAAGAATGAGAGAATATATGATGGATCAAAAGGCATTTGCAGAAATGCTTGGAATTAAAAAAAGCACTTATAACACAATAGAATTAAATAAAGTTCAAGGTAATGCAGAAACATTATTAACTATATCTAAAGCACTTAATCGAAAGGTAGAGGATATTTGGTATCTAGAAGATTAGGTAATTTTTTTATATATTTAAATACTAAAAATAGGATTAAAAATAAATTATTAAATTAAATGCTAAGATTAGGAAACTTTCAAACAAAGGTGCATATTATATATTAAAAGGCACCAAAGAATACAGTTTAGACATTGTATACATTAAATTAATACAAAGTATACGGAGGTGGCAATGATGGCAGATAGATTAAGAGTTGTCTTGGAATTTAAAAAAACAGACGTAAAAGAATTACAACTATATAGCAAATTATTAAAATTTAGCAATCCAGCTGCAGTAGTTAAAGATATTTTAAAAGGTACATTACCAATAGAAATTTTAGAGGAGGATTAAAAAATAAAAAATTTATATGAATTTTTATTTAAAGATTGTAAGTTTTAATGATGTAAAAATGATAAAAAATAAAGCCCAGCAGAAGGCTAGACTTATTCCAGGTCGCTAAAAGTGTGCTACGCTTACTTGTGTTACGCTACACTACACTTCTAGCTTATGCAAACAGATCAGGAAAGTTGTGTGTTTAAGGTGCGTTTATACAAATATTAATATTTAATTTACATTTAAAATTTTTCAATTATATGTGTTGCAATTATCATACCTGCACCAAACCAAAATAGTGGAGACATGCTAAGACCTTCTTTCAAATTTATTTATCTATAGTATTCACAAAATGATTATTTTTATTCAGGAGGAAGTATGAAAGTTTGTGTTATTTATTCTAATGCAAAAGTAGAGGATTTAAAAAAGAAACAAAAGATTAAACATAATTTTAATATGGAATTAGTTGCCAAACATATAAATGCAGATAATAAATTAAAAAAACAAGCAGTATTTGTTTTAGGAAGTCTTTTTTATGTTCAAGATGTAGTTTTTGCTGCAGGAGATTTAGCGAAAATAGATAAAGCAGGAAACACCATATTAGGCATAGCTAGAAAAATAGGATATTGGGTGTGCATCATAGGATGCATAATAGATATTATAAGATCTCTTATGCAAGGAGATACCAAAAGCATTGCCAAAATAATGATGAAGTACGCTTTGGCTTTTGCAGCACTCTATATTTTTCCGTGGATGTTGGATTTGATTAGATCAATTTTTTAGGAGGAATATATATGGAATGGGTACAAAAATTTATAGAGAAAGGTCAATATAATGCGCCACAAAATACAGAGATACTTAGAAGTAAATTATTAGATATTCTATCTGTAAATGCATATTGGATATGTATGTTTGTGGGAATAGGTGGAATATTAGCATATATATCAGGATTTAAAAAGGGTGGAAAAGTTACAAAATTCAGTTTAGTAATTTACTGGGTGGTAGCTGCAATATGTTCAATAAAATAAAATCCATGACTTTAAAAGATTATTTTCAAATACAAAAACCTACTTATAAAATTTTAAAACTTACACCAGATACATCTATAAGAAACTACAATTCTAGTAATATAGCTAAAGCTATTCAATATATGTACAAATCTATAACTCAAAGAATTCATAGGAAAGAAAAGAAATTCTTTATAGAAACCCAAGTAAAATGTAGTTATATGATAGACATTCAAAAAGATGATGTAAATTTTTATTTTGTAATTCCAGAAAGATATGAGGCATTAATAAAAGAAAAAATTACAGAAACATGGCCCAAAGTTACTATAGAATTAGTTACAAATATTACTCCATTTTCACAAGACGCAGTTAAATATGAACTTAAATATAATAAAGAAGATGCATTATCTTTAAATGTAGATAAAAAATGTAATGAGCCATTAAACTCTATACTTAATGTATTAGATATTTTGAAAGAAGGGGATCGAGTAGGTATATTTTATAATTTTATGCCTGCAGTTCAAAGAGGTTGGAGAAAAGAATATCAAGATACAATAGATAAAATAAAAAACAATGAACCTATTAATAGGGAAAAATTTAATATTAAATATATTGCAAAGGAAGGATTAATTTTATTAATTAATTTGATACAAGATCTATTAGATACTATAGGAGATTTTTTCGGAGCAGAACAAAAGAAAGATGGACTTACATTAACAGAAGTAGCTATAACTTCTTTGATGTTGGATGATAAGAAAAAATTAAGTAGAAGCACAGTAAATAAAAAAGATGCTATGGTTCTTAATACACAAATGGTTGTGTTATCACAGAGTAAAGATATTAAAAGGCAGGAAAATAACGCTGTGGCGGTATTAGAAAGTTACAACGTTATAGGAGAAGATAATGAGTTAATATATAAAAAAATACCTAAAAAGAATAATTTTTATGTTACAGATTTTAAAATAGCAGGAGCGGAAGAAAATAAATTAAGTACAGAAGAATGTCAAAACCTTTTGCAACTTCCAGGAAGGGATTTACTTCGACAGCATAAAGTTATAGAAAAAATAGATGTGTTGGAAACTAAAGTCCCAGAACAATTACAAAATAACATTTTAAGAGCGGGAGAAAGTACTTATAGAGGTAATACAACTAAGGTTTATCATACAGAAGATAAGGAATTAAAAAATACTTCTGTATGTTTATGCGGACCTAATAGAAGTGGTAAATCTACGGCTATAGCTAATATGGTTTATGATTTTATAAAAGCCGGTAGAACAGTTATATTACCAGATTTTTGTGGTAAATGTCAGCTAAGTGATGAATTATCTAATGTTATTCCTAAAGACAAAATTCTTAATATAAACTGTGATAAGTGGGAAGAATTAGAGGGCTTTGGATACAACGAAATAATACCTAAAGATGATAGTCTATTTGAATTATATAACTGTGCTAAAATGAAGTCCGCTAAGTTAAAAGAACTTATAAATTTAGTTAATGATGGCGACAGTGATTTAGAGGGAAGAATGGAAAGGTATTTAGAGTATGCAGCACTAATAGTTTTTGTTTGCGATGGATCTGTTAATGATGTATTTAAAGTATTAAAGAATCATGTCATAAGGCATGAATATATTAAAAATATTCCTGAAGATCTTAAAGAAACTATGGAAGAATATGTGGAAGAATTATTAGAAATAGATGAATGGTCCAAAGCTACAAAAGATTGCCCAGCTGAAGTAATTGGAACTAAACAAGGACATATAAGTGCAATATTAAGTAGAGTGCATAGACTTAAACAGAATACTTATATAGAAATGATGTTAAAGAAAGAAACAGATAATAATATTAATCTTATAAATGAAATGCAGGAAGGTAAATTAGTATGTATAAAAATGTATGATAGTATGTTTGCTACACAACAACAAAAGGATATATATGTATGTTATTGGATAACTAAAGTTTGGGGAGCACTTCAAAAAAGATTTTGCGATATAAAAGAAGAGGATTTAAAACAAACAGTCATACTTATAGATGAATTATATCAAACTAAAAATTGCGAAAAATATCTTACTATGATTTTAAGTCAAATACCTAAATATAGAGCTAAGATAGTCCTTTCATGTCACCATTTAGGTCAAATACCTATAATACAAGAAGAATTAAAAAGTGCTATGTGTTCTTATGTATTTATAGCTGGATCTAATAAAAAGAATTTTATGGCCATGAAAGAAGAATTTGAGGATAAAGGATATACACTAGAGGATTTACTACATTTAAAAAGATTTCACGCGCTTAATCTATTAGCATATGAGGAGGGATATTGGGTAGGTATTACAAAATTACCACCACCAGTTAAATAAAAGATATTAAGAAACCTTGATTTAAGCGAGGTTTCTTTTGTTTTGGTAAAATATAGTTAGGAGAGTGAAATGGATATGGTGAACATACAAAGTAAAATAATAAAACTTATAAAAGCATTAGAGTTTAAAGGACATATATATTTATTTAATAAAGAACAGATTTATAGTAATAATAGAGGAAAGATATGTAGCATTAATAAATTGTTTCACTTAATACCAATAGAAGAATATAACAAGATGCATCCAGATAAGAAGAAGGACCCTTCAAAGCATAAATATGTAAAGGAACAAGTAATAACTACATTTAGAAAACAGGATATATTATTTGAATTAGTAGATGTTTATAAGAAAGTAGGTGGTGGAGATGGAAAATAAGTTAACGAATAAGCAAAAGGCATTTTGTGATTATTATATAGAAACAGGAAACGCTACAGAAGCGTACAAGATGGCAGGATATAAAATTTATAAGTCTGCAGGGGTAGAAGCTAATAAGACCCTAAATAACCCTAAGATAAAGGAATATCTAGATAAAAGATTAAAACCATTAGATGATAAACGTATAGCAAAAGCTGAAGAAGTATTAGAGTATCTTACAAAAGTTATGCGTGGAGAAGAGAAGGACCAATTAGGGTTAGATGCCTCTTTACAAGATAGAACAAAAGCAGCTGAATTATTAGGGAAAAGATATAGGATATTTACAGAAAAAACAGAGATTAATGGTAATATAAATCAAACTGTTCAATTCGTAAATGATTTAGACGAATTGGAGGAATAAAAATGGCTGTAATAAAATTAAGCAAAGTAATAGGAAAAGGATATAAGGACTTTTGGAGTTGTACAAAAAGATATAGAGTATGTAAAGGCGGTAGAGGGAGTAAAAAATCCACAACTACCGCCTTAAATATCATATACAGAATGATGAAATACCCTAATACAAATACTTTAATAATAAGAAAGACTTTTGCAAGTCACAAAGATAGTACATATGCACAACTCAAATGGGCAATAACTCAATTAAAGGTAAACCATTTATGGGAGTATACCAAAAGTCCATTAGAAATAACATATAAACCTACTGGACAGAAGATATTGTTTAGGGGATTAGATGATCCATTAAAAATAACTTCTATTACTGTAGAAGTAGGTTATCTTTGTTGGTGTTGGTTTGAAGAAGCTTATGAAATAACTAATGAAGAAGATTTTAATAAAATAGATATGTCAATAAGAGGTGAGCTACCCAAGGGATTATTTAAACAGATAACTATTACTTTTAATCCATGGAATGAGAGACATTGGCTAAAAAAAAGATTTTTTGATGCTGAAGATGATGAAATATTATCAATGACAACTAATTATAAATGCAATGAATTTTTAGGGAAAGATGATATTAAGATATTTGAGAAAATGAAAGAAACCTCACAGCGAAGATATAGTATAGAAGGATTAGGCAACTGGGGTATAGCTGAAGGTGTTATCTTTGATAATTGGCAGGAGAAGGAATTTGACTATAAGGATATAGCTAGAAGAACAGGGATTATTGCTACTAATGGGCTAGACTTTGGTTATAAAGCAGATCCAACAGCTTTTATTTGTTTATTAGTAGATAAAGAAAATAAAGAAGTATATATATATGATGAACATTATCAAAAGGGTATGCTTAATGATAAAATAGCTGATATGATTAAATATAAAGGTTTTGCAAAAGAACAAATAATAGCTGATAGTGCTGAACAAAAATCCATAGAGGAAATAAAAAGAGATGGTATAGGAAGAATTAAGCCAGCTAGAAAAGGAAAAGACAGTGTAAGGAATGGTATTCAATACTTATTACAGTATAAAATATATGTACACCCTAAATGCCAAAATACTCAAATAGAATTATATAATTATGTTTGGGATAAAAACAAAGAAGGAAAACAACTTAATAAGCCAATAGATGATTATAACCATTTATTAGATGCATTAAGGTATGCTATGGAACCATTACAAGAAAATAAGCGGTTTAGAGCGGCATGGTGTTAGTCGCGAAAACTTTATTTAGCGAAGTTGTAAAATAATTTAAACTTTTTACGATTTTTTTACGATAGGTTCTTGAATAAAGTACGTCAATATCGTATAATATAAGTATACAAAAGAAAATCCCCCATCCCCTCAGAGGCACTTCGGTGCCTTTTTATTACATGAAGATATAGCTCAGTAGGGAGAGCGCTAGTTTTTTTTAGCTAGAGGTCAGAGGTTCAAATCCTCTTATCTTCAAAGGAATTCCGATGGTAGGGATTAATTAAGTAAAAGTATTGTGATAGAGTTTGGCTATAAAGTAAATGAAGAAAAAGCTATGTAATACATATACTTGCTTCACTCAATATCTGCTTAGTAAGCATAGATTGAAATTTATTTTATAACATCGCCACAAACTTTAATGCTAGTAGCTATGATACTTATGTGTCAGTAGGCAGCATAAGAGAAGTGAAATATTAATAATGTTATTGCATAGGTAAGACTTAGCCTACAAGCACTTGCTGATAACATTTAGCTGACTTACCAAGTTGTAAGAACAGTAGAATATATTGTGTATTAGTACAAAATATAAGGAATAAACAAATTACTTTTTTATGAAAAGAATGGAGTTTATAAATTATGTTTTCTTATATACAATATATGTTTGAAGAGTGACCCTTCTAGGGGGGGGATAGAGTAGTGGTGGAAGAGGGATACACAAGCAATAAAGTAGATAGCGAGAGTTGGCAATGTAGGTTCGAATCCTACCATAGTAATTTCTACAAGGGAAAGGCTGGCTTACCTGTAAGGTGCAAATCCTTACCTACTCTAATAACAACGCCATGAGTGGCAATTAAATATAAAGTGTGAGCTATCCACAGTGCAAAAATCTAAGCTGATAACTTAGTAGATGGAAAAGAACCGCCATTTAAAAGGGAACGATAGCAATAATTCTTAACTTATCATTAAGGATTTAAATAATTAATTTAAAATATAAGGAGGTGAAAATCCTCCTATCTAAAAATTGTGTATATGTACTAAGTTCATACCTGTACAGGAGATTATATTCATAAACTATTTAAATAATAAGCAAGAGCAACATTGCTATTATATTCAAGCTAGTACCGCAAGGACTAGATCATAATCCGAAAGTCTAAAATATAAACAATTAAAGTGGAGAAATCCACTTCTTTTTTATACTTGTTTTATACGGTACGGTATGGTATATTATAAATAAGAAATAAATGTAATTAAAGTTATATTTTGAATATTAGGAGGGGTTAATATGGATAATTTAGAAGAGCTATTTACTGAAGTCCTAATGAGATTACATATTGAATTAGCTAAGAATAAATCAGAAGAAGAGAAAAAAGTTTTAGTAGAGGAAATGAAAGAATATAAAGATAGATTTGATATGTTGAGGGGTGTTAAAAATAAATGAATTATATAAGTGCTGAAGAATTTTTGAAACAACCTAAAGAAATTCAAGAAGTATTATTGGAGTGGTGGCAACCGCAAAGGCTTGACTTATTCAATACTATATACGGAGATACTTCAGTTAATGGTTACTTTAAAGGCGAGCTATACTATAGTAGGAAATGTGGTGGCACTATACTAGAAGAATCATATTTAAAGAAAAATGCTATTCCATTATTACAAATGCATCAACTTATAGAGTTTATAGAAGATATAACAAACTGTAAAATAATTAATATTTATTATTTCGATAAAAGGAATTGTTATAGCATAACTTTAGAGAATAATGAAGTTGCCAAAACTATTGAAAGTTCAAAAAATAATTTATTACATGCTTTATGGGAAGTAGCTTGTAACATAGTAGAGTGTGAGGTGTAATTATGAAAGATAATATTGAAACAGTAAGCTTAAAAAAGGGGAATGAAGAAATTGAAATTAAGGGTTTCGCTAGCGGCGAAATTATAAGTAATATAGCTTATAAAAGTTCTTCTGATTCAATAGAATTTGAAACAAATCATAAATTATGTATTGGACTAGGCGATACTGTAAACTTTCAAGAAGAAGATTTAAAAATAAATGGTGAAATAGTATATATACAAGAAAACAAAACCGACAAAGGTTATAAATATAAAATAGACGTAAGGTAAAGGGGGCATAACATGACAACTAAAAAATGGAGAGGAAGTCTATCTCCAAGGTTAGAAGAAGAATATCATAATATGCTTAGAGAAATAGCAGCTAAAGAAGGAAAGACACAAACTGATACATTAAAGCAGCTTATAAAAGAGAAGTATCAAGAAATTAAATAATATATTTTAGGGGGATATTAAAATGGGATTTAGATTTAGGAAGAGTGTTAAAATTGGACCTTTTAGAATTAACTTTAGCAAGAGTGGTGTAGGTTATTCTGTAGGTAGTAAAGGATATAGAGTAACTAAAAGAGCAGATGGTAGGATCCAAGAAACTTATTCAGTGCCGGGATCAGGAATTAGTTATGTAAAAACATCTAAAAAAGAAAAATAAACCGCTGAGATATTATAAATATAAGAAAAGCACCTTTTACTAGGTGTTTTTCTTTTGCCCGCTCCACAAGTGCGTTAAAGGTTCATTTCGCGAAGTTATATAGTCAAATAAAAAAATTTAATAAATCATATGCTTATAATTAGTTTAAAGCCTATTTAAGCTATTCTAATTTCAAAGGTGTAATTATATTGATAATGATATAAAAGCGTTATATGTGTACTCTCATAAGGCTAAAAATATATGTATTTAATTAAAGTACGATATAGACTTACAAATTTACAGTTAAAAGTACGGTATTGGTTGAAAATAATATATATAAGTAGTATAATTATATATAGAGGAGTGATTGAATGTTAAAAGATGGACCTTTAAGAACTGATTCATTGCCTAAAGTAAAAGTAACACCTTTGGAACGGAAAGAAATTGAAAAGAGAATAACGGAATTAGGATTTAAAAAGTTTAGCCAATATATGAGATACTGTATTAATAAAGAAATGGCAGGTGATTAATTATAAATAAAAGATATACAATGCAAGATGTATTAAACAGTAGTTTTTATAAAATGCCTAAATTTTTATTTAAAGATGAATTTAAAAAATTATCAAGTGATGCAAAGATCTTATATACATTATTGAATGATAGGCACACATTAAGTATTGATAATGGATGGATAAATAGCAATAATCAAGTATATCTAATATATACAAGAGAAGAAATGGCTGATATGTTAGGGTGTAGCTTACCAACCGTAAGAAAAGCTATTAAACAATTAATAGAATTTAAACTTATCGAAGAAGAAAGACAAGGTTTAAATAAACCTAATTTAATATTTTTATGTTATGCAATAGTTCAAAGTGATAGGACAGAAAAAAGCTTTCACTCTGGACAGAAAGAAAGTTTCACTCAAGACAGTAAAAAACTTTCAGGAAGTAAGACTGATAATAATAAGACTAATAATAATAAGACTGATAACTTACACATTCTTTCAGAATATGTGTGTGATTGTGAAGATCCTGTAAGAAAATATTTAAAAGCATATTTAGATATTAGACAGCAATATAAAGATAAACCTCATAAGAAAGTGTCTACTAGAAATATATCAGTTATAAAGGAAGAATTAATCAATATATCAGACTATGTAGATATAGAAGAATTTACAGATAGAGTACATGATTACTTCCAGGAGATTAATGACAGTAATGATGGAGATATAATATATTTTTTAAAAGCTAGTAGAAGGTATTTGGTATTAGAGTAAGTGATTATTTAGTTTACTATTTATATAAAATACATAAAAATAATTATGTAAACTAATAAGAAAATAATCAAGACAATCATGCTTTAAAATTATTGCAAACATGGAAAGGGTGGCATAAATGACTTTTGAGCGTTTGAAGTTAAGATATAAATATTTACTTGATAAAAAAGAAATTAACGGAGATGTAAGAAGAGCATGTTCACTATTAAATAGAATAATTAATGCAATAGCAGTTATTAGGGAGTTTGCATTGACAATTACATTATCTTCAGATGAAAATATGAAGCAAGAATGTGACGAAATGCTTATTAATCTTTCAGACAAAAGGGATAGATTAGAAGATTTATTAGATGAAATAAAAGTTTCTATAAAGTTTTAATGGTACGGAATCCAACTAAACTGTGAGGTGATAAATATGTTTTTAGCACAACAATATTATTTGTTTAATGGAGAAGTTAAGTCACACACATACAGCATATGTGAAACACTTAAAGAAGCTTATAATGACCAAATTGAAGTGTATAAATCACTTCCAGGAATGTTCATAATCTTCCCAAGCATACCAAGTAAGATAAAGGATGAATTTCTAAAATTTATTTTAAATAAAAATAAAGACAAAAATGTACTAACAATAATTAGTTCATAATTCCGAAATAAGAGCCAGAAATGAAAATGTTACGTCATAAAGGAAGGTGGATTTATAATTGGAAAAAAGGAAAGAGAAGATAGTAAAGAAAATTATTAAATTTAATCATGATAATTCAACTTTTTATAAGTTTGATAAATGTTTAAAAATTACAAAAGTAAAAATAAATAAATTAGAATTAATTGAACCTATAGAGGAAGGTAATGTTTATAAGGTTTCTTATAAGTATGGATTAAATAAATGGAATCCTTTTGCATGGATAATAGTTATAATTCCATCATTTTTAATCTGTATGTATGAAGGTATAAAAGAGATTTTAGAAGAATTACAATCATTTAAAATGGATAACTATTCAGACACAATTAAAATTAAAGATTTGTCATAATGCAAAAATGAGGTGAATTTTATGAAAAGTTTTATTGAAAAAATTTATTTTGGTAGAGATAAAGAGGAGAATTGGGATATAGAAGAAAAGGCAGAATGTAGAGGGTTTAAAAATAGTGAAAAATTAGTTTATCTAGGCTATGAGGTAGAAATGGAAGTAGAAGTAAGAGAGGATTTAAAACATAAAGTTTTAAAAATTGAAGGTGTAGATGTATCTGACAAAGATATATATGTTTAATACAAATTCAAATATTGGAGGTATAATGGATGGCATTAAGAAAAGATGATCCTGTTTATTATAAAGCTCAATTAAAGAAGCTTTTACAACAGGCTAAAAATAATGGATTAAAGATAATTGAAGAAGGTGGTAGAGTAGGTTTTATATATGATATTGAAGTTTCTAATGTAATTCATAGGGAACAAGCAAGTGTAAATATTAAGGATTATGAATAGTTCACAATTCAAACATACAAGAACTAAAAAAAGTTAAAGGAAGTTATGCTTATGAATATAAAGCTTTGGATGAAAAGAGTTAAGTGTGCCATGTTTTGTAATAAACCTTTCGAATTACTTAATTACTATGAGAAGATTGATAAAGGTATTGTTGGAGCAGTTAAATGTCCTAAATGTGGCAATGAGATGTTTATTTTAAATAAGCGAAAATGATTCGTATTTCAAATAGAAAGCAAAGGAATGATAAATGTGAAATTAAAAGAATTAAGACCTATACTTAATGCCGATACGATAAATATAGAATGGCATGAAAAAGAGAATTATTTTATAAAAGAGAAAAACAGTAAAAATAATGAGTATTTATCAATATTTCAAGATTCATCAAGTATGTGGTGCGTGTTTGGTAAATATGAAATAAAGGAGATATATGTAGAAGAAGAAATTTTAATCATAGTTATTGAATACTAAAAAAAATAAAGTAAGTTGTAATTCAAATATATAGGATAGCAAATTGAAATAGCAGCTAAAATTATTATGGAAGGAAGTCATATATGAGAATAATTGATATGAATGGTAAAGAATATCCTGAAAACTTAGAATGGGGCCAAGAAAAGTATTGGAGAGATAGACTTATTGAAATATGGAGCAACCATGGAGTTAAAGGAATAGCTCCAACAAATGAAATGGAAAGTGTACATGTGGGCAATGCTAGTTATCCATTGAATGAAATTATTTTAAAAGATGGTAGAAAATTTTATGATGAATTAAATAGTCCTAGTTGGGCCTATGAAGAAAATCAGAAAATGCTTAATTCATCCTCCAATATTTGGAGGATATAATATGTTATTACAATTATATTTTATATCTATATTATTTTCTACATTAACAATGATATATCTAAACATGAAAGCATATTTTGATTTAAGCTTTTCTAATAAAGCAAAGATCCTTATGAAGACACCTACTAAACATAATAAATGTCCTGAATTATTTGCATTGATTCCAGTAGCAAATGTGATACTTGCGTGTTTTGTACTTTGGTTTATATCTGCAGATGTTGAAAGTATTAAGAAGTTTATGAAATAGATTTAATGATCGTACTCTGGAAACCTTTGAGGTCCAGGGTCTTATTTTATTTTATGCTATAATTAAATTAATAAGTTCGCGAAACGTGGATTTCGCGATTATATAAGGTGATTAATAGGTTTTTATTTATTTAAACCGTATCAGCAACCGTATTTAATACATATATGTAGCTTAGTAATACCAATACTTTGAACCGTATTACTAACCGTATCAAGCATATATAAAGAGGTGATTAGATGAAATACATATTATATTTTTTAATTTATTTATATATATTTACAGGCATATTCATATCAATTAAAACACCATTCAAAAGAATTATAGGAAAAGTATTAGCAAGTATTTATTTTTCTTTGTTTTGGCTCCCTGTATTATGTGCAGAGCTAATTATAAGAAAAACAAAGGAATAGAGGTGAGATAATGAAACTATCGGATATATTTGAATTAAAATCAAATAGTAAAAATAAATCTGTATATTCTAGTATTATGAGTATCAATGGGAGAACTCCAAAGTATTCGCAGGTAAACTATAATGGAATAAGTAAAGAAGGATATATGGGGAACTGGGTTATTTTTAGGTGTATGCAAGAGATTATAAAAGCTTGCATACAATTGAATTGGCGAGTGATGAAATATAATAATAAAGGTGAACCAGAAGAAATTAAGAATCACCCCGCATTACAAGTAATAGAAACCCCTAATCCTGTTTATGGGCAATCTGAATTAATCAAAAGAGCAGTAGCTTTTTATTATATAGCAGGAGAAGCACCATTCCATAAATTAATAGCAAATGGTAAAGTTAAAGAAGTATATGTATATAGACCTGATAAAATGAGCTTTGAAAATTCTACAGATGTAAACAAACCATATGTAGATATTTTTTATCATGGAGGTAGTTTAATACCAATTGAAGCTGAAAAATTCATGATGTGGAAGAACTTTAATCCTTTGGACGAATTCGATGGATTAGGCAGAGGAATGAGTATGTTAGGTCCTATTTTAAAAAATGGTGATCTTTTAAATAGTATGGTTGATTGGAATATAACTCTACTACAAAACGGTGGTAGTTTAAGTGGTGTAATATCTACTAAAGAAGAACTAAGTGATCCTGCATTTGAAAGAACGCAACAAACTATATCAAATAAACACCAGGGAAAAGACGAAGTAGGTAAATTCTTACTATTAGACGGTGGAGCAACATATACATCTACTGGTGTTAATCCTAAGGAAATGGACTGGAAAGAAGGAAAAACCTCTACAATATTCGATATTTGTATAGGTATGGGAATAGATCCTATTATTATAGGAATAAATCAAAATAGTAGTTATAATAATAAAAATGAAGCTGAAAAAGGATTATATCTTAAAACCGCTATTCCTCTTATGAAAGAATTAGCAGATGAATTAACTCCATTCTTAGGATTACAAGAAAATGAATATCTTGATATAGATTACAGCCATGTTCCATGTTTACAAGAAGATATGAGAGAAATGGCAGATATATTAAATAAATCTAATGATATGACTATAAATGAAAAAAGGGCAAAGAGAGGACTTGAACCAGTAGAAGGTGGGGATATAATAGCACCTAGTGGAAGTTTTGCTATTGTAGATGGAAAGGTATATTTGCCTATGGGATTAGTAGATATAGAAGAAGAACATGACCATAATTCCCAAACAGAAAATATTGATAATGAAGAAGATGAAAAAGAAGATAAATCTTTTATGTATTAGAAAGAAAGGGGGCAGATAAAAAGAAAAAGATTAAGCAAATGTTAAATATGTATGATAAAGTAGCTAAACCGCTGGAAAGAAGATTTAAAAATAAGATATATAAGCTATTAATGGAACAACTAAAAGAAATTATAGCCGCTACAAATAGAGTTTTAAATGACACTAAAGACAATGGAATAAGTAAGGAAGAAGCCAAAAAGAAGGCTGAAGAAGTAATTAAACACTTTAAAATAGATGAAGGTATACAAACTTTTATGTTAGCATTATTGCCTGAATGGATTAATGCTGGAAAAATAGGAGCCAAACTATTTGAACAGATACAGCTTACTAACTCTGAAGGTACACTATTTGCAATAATAAAAGATGAATACCTGGAATGGTTAAATACATATGGCGGAGATCAAATCAAGTTAATAAATGAAACAACTAAAGAGCTAACTAGAGAAATAATAGAAAAAGGATTAATAAATGGTGATAGTACTTCTAAAATAATAGATAACCTATCAAGCGAAATATATGATTATAGTAAAAGTAGAGCTAAAAACATAGCAGAAACTGAAATACATAATACAATAATGAAAGCTAATGCCATGAGTGGAGAAAAGAGCGGATTTAAATATAAAACATGGATAAGCAGCAGAGATAGTGCGGTAAGAGTATCACATAGAAGTTTGGATGGAGAAACAGTTAAAATAGATGAACCTTTTAGTAATGGTGGAATGTATCCAGGAGATAGCAGGCTCCCAGCAAAAGAAGTATGCCATTGTAGATGTGTAATTAAATATCAAATGTCGGAGAAGGATTAATACCTTCTCTTTTTTTCATGCACTAAACATGAATTTAGCGAACTTATAAAAATAAATACGAAACTATCGTATAAAAAGTACGAAATTAGTTGATTTTTTAATTGAATCAGAATATAATAGTAAGTAAGGAAGTAATTCACAATATAAAGGGATGTGGAAAAATGAGTAGATATGCAAGATTCGGTACATTATCTCCTTTGGGTGCTCCAGATAGTAAATATTTTTTAAACCCTGAACAATTTGAAATAGACGTAAAAGAGCATCAGGAGAACCATAGAAAAAAGGAAGAAGAAACAAAAAGGGTTTTAACTGAACTTATTAATCAAGATACATGGCAAGAAGATAATTTTAGGACAATAACAAAAGTTTTAAGAGAACTAAAAGAAGAATACAAACTATAAATAAGTCGGAATATGAAATTAAGGCGACAGAAAAGAAGGTGATAAATTGAATACAGCGGTAATGTTTAGTAGTGAAACAGATTTGTGGGCAACACCACAAGATTTCTTTGACAAATTAAATAAAGAGTTTAATTTTGATCTAGATCCATGTGCTACTAAAGAAAATGCTAAATGCTCTAAATATTTTACCAAAGAAATAGATGGACTAAAACAGGATTGGGGGAGATACAGAGTATTCTGTAATCCACCATACGGGCGTGAGATTGGTAAATGGGTAGAGAAAGCATACAAAGAATCTAAAAAACAAAATACAACAGTAGTAATGTTAATACCAGCTAGAACAGATACGAAGTATTTTCATTCTTATATTTATCATAAGGCTAAAGAAATAAGGTTTATAAAAGGAAGGTTGAAATTTGGTAATGCTAAAAATTCAGCACCATTCCCAAGTATGATTGTAGTGTTTAGGGGGTGAGTAAAATATTTGAATTAAACAAGCTATATAATATTGATTGCATGGAAGGTATGAAGCAAATACCAGATAAATATTTCGAGTTAGCTATAGTAGATCCTCCATATTTTGATGGGCCGAATAAAAGAAAATACTACGGGAGAACAGTAAATAAGTTAAACATAAAAAGAAAGCAATATAACGTTATTGAAGATTGGAGTGTCCCTGGTAAGGAGTACTTCAAAGAATTATTAAGAGTATCTAAAAATCAAATAGTATGGGGTTGTAATTACTTTGATTATTATTTAGGTCCTGGATTAATTATTTGGGATAAGGTAAACGGTAAAAGTTCTTTTAGTGATTGTGAAGTAGCTTACTGCAGTATGCATAACAAAACCAAGATGTTTAGATATATGTGGAATGGAATGATGCAAGGCAAATCAATAAGCGAAGGACATATAATGCAAGGAGATAAAAGCAAAAATGAAATCAGAATACACCCTACTCAAAAACCTGTTAATTTATACAAATGGATATTACTTAATTATGCAAAACAAGGAGATAAAATTTTAGATACTCATGTAGGAAGTGCGAGCAGCTTAATAGCATGCTATGAAATGGGATTTGATTTTTTAGGATTTGAAAAGGATAGAGAAATTTTTAATCTGGCCAGTGATAGATTAGAAAGTACTATGAACCAGTTAAATATGTTTAATATAATTTAATGTCACAATTCAAACATTAGATGCAGGATCTTGAAATAATTATGAACTTTAAAAGGAGGGTAAGAAGATTGAAAGAAAAACTTACAAAGATTTGGCGATTATGTGAAACTAAACAGTTATCAGAGATATTTGAGGAATATATGAAAAGTATTGGAGTAAGAAAACATGATGGTAGAAGAAAAAATAATAACAATACCTATATGATAGATGGTAAATGTACTGGATGGAATAGAGTTCAATGTTATTATCATAAAGATTCATTTAAATATTCAGAAGAAAATCTTTTAATTGTACTAAGGAAAAGAGCGGGAAATTATTTCATTATTGAAAGAAAAGGAATAAGAGCTTTTGAAGTTGATTATAGCGGTATAAGACACTATGAAGAAAATTTATTGAATGAAATTATGAAAGAACATAAACCTTTATTTGATTCATTAATGAGGTTAGTTAATTAGCCACAATACAAATATAATCAGGAAGGATGATGAAATGTATGGAAAATAAAGAGTTTGATATTAAAAATTTATTTACTGAACCAAATTTTAGCGTAGATCCCCAAAAATATATTAATAGCTATAAAAAGCTTTTAAATGATATTGAAGGTTATATTAATAATCTTAAAGTAAAGATACAAAACGAAGAGGGAATTGCTGTTTTTGGGTTAACATCAGAATTAATATTAGCTGAATATCAAAAAGAACTTATAAAACAATGTATGAATAGTTTCAGCTTTTACAATAAATAACTTAAAAAATTAAGAATTAAAATTAAGGAGGTTATAAGATGCAAAAGATTAAAACATTTCCTCTTAGATTTATAGATAATTATTTAGAGGAAATAGGTAAGTGTGCTAAATATAAAGGGATAAGCAAGGAAGAATTTATAAGAATAGCTATAAATGAGAAGGTTATGGAAGTTAAAAAGGAAATAGGTGAGTAAATGAACAGAGAAATAAAAAAATTCTTAGTATTCGTTTTGATTTGTCTAATATTTAAAATTGGTAATAACATTACTAGTTATCAAATTATCCTGTTATATTTTCTTTTCTCTATTTATTGTGATATATCTGATTTATTAGAAAGGAGCTGAAGAAGTGTGTTATTGTAACTGTTCTTTTGAAGAAGCTACAGGAGAATGTAAAATAAAAAACTTTACAGGTGCATTAAAACAACTTCCACATTGTCCATGCTTTATAGGTGGAAACATAGAAGATACACAAGAAGAAGGAACATATAAAAAATTGTGTAATACTGGGGAAATAGCAGTACTTCAAGCTGAAATAGAAAGTAACTATTGTTAGGAGTGATATGTTGTATATAAAAAATAAAGCAGAAAAGCATAAACAAATTTGTGAGGAACTTAATAAAATTTATAAAGCTAAGAATCATGACTATGGGGACAGCTTCGGAGAAACTTACAAGAAGTTAGGAATAATAAGTGCGGTTACAAGGATTACTGATAAAGTTAATAGGTTGCAAAGTCTATGTACTAAAGAGCAAAAAGTTAAAGATGAATCTATAAAAGATACACTTAGGGATTTGGCTAATTATAGCATTATGACTTTGATTGAAATGGAGGCGGACGAATGTTAGAAAGGATCAAAGATAATATATATCAATGGTTTTGTGAATCCTCTATTATAGATAGATTGGAAGAATTACTAGTATACAATAGTTCTGAAACATTAAGTAAATTAGGAATGAGATTATTTTGGTATAGAATGGGAGATTAAATATGGATATAAAAGAAATAGCCAAGGAAATGACTAGAGAAGAATTTTTAAATAGTGAATATATTAAAGAAATAGATAAAGAAGGATATTTTATAGAATATAAATGTGTTGATAATGAATTTAGAACAAAAAAGCATGAATGTGATTGTGAAAATAATGTACCATTTAGTTGTGAAAGATGTTGGAATAATGCTGTTAAGGATATTAAGTTTAAAGAGAAAAATAATATGGGTATAAATAAAAAAATTGAAACTATGAATAGTTTAGAGGATTTGAAAGAAATATCAAAAGAAATTACTAGAGAAGAATTTTTAAAAAAGGCTATTAATTATAATAGGTATTGTCCAGGTCAGATTAATTTAAAAGATTGTAGTAATTCTGATGATTATAGTTGTAGTACAACTCCATGTTATTCATGTTGGGAAAATGCTATTAAAGATATTAAATTTAAAGGGGAGACTTGTATGGAATTTGATTGGAACGGATTTAAAGAAAATGAATTTGTAGTATGCTGCGATACAGAAGAAAAAGCAAAATATTTTTTAGAAGAATGCTATAAAAGAGGTATGGAATGGGGGTATACAAAGTCAGGCGATACAATGTGGAATGACCATAAATCTGAAACATGTTATTCAAATGATTTAATTGGCAATAATAAATTAGGGTATAGTAGAAAAAGTTTCTATATAGATAATGGGTATAAAATTGTTGAATGGAAAATAGAAAATGAACTGGATTATGATAGAGAATACACTATAGAAGAAATGTCAGAGGACAACATATATTTATGTAATGGAAGAAAGTATAAAATTAACTATGGTGATTTATATTATTATTCAAATGTGAAACAAGATTGGACTAAAAGTATAGTTCCAATAAAAACTGTATTAGAAATGAAATTTAAATTAGTTAAAAAAGATAAGAAAGTAAGTTTCATGGAAGCTATGGAATCCTATGGGAAAACAGTTTATTGTATATATTATTTAGGAGGAACTAAAATGAAAAATACTTATTGGATTGATAGTAAAGATAGTTGCATATTTGATAATTCTAAAAACCCAATGTGCCCTAATGAAATACTGAACGGTGAATGGTATATAAAGGAGAACTAATATGGATAAATATAAAATTATAATAAGATATAATGGCGGTAATTACTCAGAGTTTACTACAAATGAAGAAAGCAAAATGCATTTCATAAATATTCTAGAAGATAATAATAAGAATTTAATAGAACTTATTAAAAATAGAAATGGTATAGATTTGTATATATATAAAAATAATATATGCTGTGTGGAAGTGATTGACAATGAAAATAATATGTATAAATAATAAGGCTACTATACCAAAATTAGAATTTAAAAAAGAATATGAAATAATTAAAGAAACAGATAGAAGTTATTATATAGATACTGGAGTTGGTATCTTGCCATATGCTAAAATTAGATTTTTAAAAGTTATCAAATAAAGGAGTAAAAAATTGAATATATTCATGTTAATTGTAGCGGTCGTATGTATAATATTATGTTTGCATTGGAGGAAGTGACATATGATTAAGTTAATTTTAGCATTACCTATTGTTACAGGTATATGTTTAAGTATAGTTGCTATAGGTTGTGTTATATGGGGAAAAACAGAATATAAATATTATGATTTAGAAAGACCAGATTTAATAAAATTGGAGGAATTGAGATAATGAATAAATGGGTAGGAATAGGTAATTTAACTAAAGACATAGATTTAAAATTTACAGAAGGTGGAACTGCGGTAGCTAATTTTACTATAGCTATAAGAAGAAACTTTAAAAATAATGATGAATATGAAAGTGATTTTATTAATTGTGTAGCCTTTAAAAAAACAGCTGAAATATTAGGGAAATACACACATAAGGGTAGTAAAATTGGTATAGCTGGAAGAATACAAACTAGGAGCTATGATAATAAAGAAGGAAACAAAGTATATGTAACTGAAATAGTGGTAGATGAAGTTGAATTCTTAGAAAAAAGAGAACAGAAGGAAGAAGCAAGTATACCAGCAGATTTTGAGCCTGATAAAGATGATGGAGACATACCTTTTTAGTCTAAAAGTACGAAATAGACGTATAAACTAAATGGAGGGTTGTTATATGAAAAGAATAGAGATTATACCTTATAAGGATTTAGATGAAAGATTTGATTTGTGTAGGCACTTAGAAAAAGAAGAAAGAAAAAAGGCTTTTAAAAGTGTATCTGACCTAGGTAATTGCTTCTACATAGAACATTTTAATATTGGTTGTTATGCTAATACAAGGGTGTGAGATATGTTCACAGAAGATGAGGTTTATTATGATGAAGTAGGCTATGACGATATTGAGGAAATGCAAGTCATAGAAGAGATAAGAATAGGGTTAATGTTAAGTGAAATTAGTCCATGCATTAGTAAAAAAGATTTAAAAGAATGGTTTGCTAATTTGCAAATGAAGAAAAAAAACTTTTGTGAAGATATAACAGGCAATGATCTCATGGAAATAGCAAAGTCGTGCGGATTGAAAATAAAGGAGTGTTAAATAATGCAAGTAACAATGACAATGGAAGAATACAAAGAATTAGAAGGGTATAAACAAAAATATATAAGTTTAACTAAAGATATTTTACCAAGTAATCACTTTATGATAAATGGTGTTGTTGATGAAGAAACTATAAGAAATATTTCAGAAAGGTTAAGAAAACAATTAATAGGATTAAGAAAACCTATTGTTAATACACATTTAGAACCATGGGCTTAAAAATAATAGAAGTGATTAAATGAAAAGTATATTTGCAATATCATTGAGTACTTTAGCTTTATTACTTTCACAATATAATTATATACTTCAACAAGTTAAAAATGAGAAGTATGCATTAGCTTATAGTATATTAACAACAATATTATTGGAATTTGTAGTTTTATTAACACTTACAGTTATGGCTAGAGTTTAACTCTAGTCTCTTTTTATGCAGTTTTTTAAAGTATGCTATAATATTCCTATACGATATTGACGTATAAGGTGGTGAAAGGTTGGACTTAGAATTTAAAGGGCTACAAATAGAGATTAAAGAGATAACGGAAAAAGGATTATTTAAGGGAATTGCAAGCCCTTTTAATAATATTGATTATGGAAATGATAGGGTACTGCCTAGTGTGGCCAATAAAAATAATGGTAAAACAGTTCCTTATCTGTGGCAACATACAGTTTCTGAACCCATAGGAGAGGTTAAATTAACATCAACTAACACTGGAATAGATATAGAAGGTAAGTTGTATTTAGATACATTAGAGAATGGGAATCCTACTATCCCAAACGCTTATAAAGCTTATACCCTTATGAAGAATAATAAATTAAAAAACAGTATAGGGTATAAAACACTCGATTATGAGTATGTAACAGAAGGTAAAAAAACAATTAGAAATTTAAAAGATATAGACATAATGGAAGTTTCTGCAGTAACTTTCCCGATGAATCCTAAAGCTAATATCACAGATGTTAAACAGGAAGGAGGTACTAAGGTGGATTTAAAAGAGATAGAAGAAAAACTTAATTCGATAATGGAAACTCTAAAACCACAGCAGGAGGAAAAAGAATTTTCGGATAAAATAGAAGAAATAAAATCCCTAATTGAAACTAAAGCAGGTGCTAAAATAAGCAAAGCTAATAAAGAAAAGCTTAAATCTACTTTAAAAGCAATAAAAGAACTATTAGGAGAAGATGAGGAAGATCAGGACCAGGAAGAAGAACAGGAAGATAAAAAAGCTAAAGATAAAGAAGAAGATAATTCTAAAGAAAAAGATAAAAAAGAGCCTAAAGAAGAGGAAGAAGAAGAAAAAGAGCCTAATAAGCAGAAAAAACCAAAGGATGATAAAATAGGATTAAAAGCAGATGAATTTAAAGCTTTAGAGAGTTTATATAAAAATATAGTACATAAGGAGGAACATAAATAATGGCAGATACAAAAGATATGATTCATGAAATAAATAATACCTTTGAACACTTAAAGGAGGCGGTAGAAAAGAAAGCTAGCGCTGAAGAAATAAATAGAATACAGGATTCATTAGATGAAATAGAGTTGAAGATGCAAAGAGTTAGCTTTGGATCACATGAAACTAAACAAGAAATGACAAAAGAAGATATGGAATACAAAAGTGCATTTGATAGCTATGCTAGAACTGGTGTAGTAAATGAAACATTAGAAAAAAAGGCTATGAGTACTGACAGTAACCCTGATGGTGGTTATTTAGTAACTCCAACAATGGCTAATAAAATAATAGAAAGAGTTAGAGAAATATCCCCTATAAGACAAATAGCTAATATTGAAACTATAAGCAATAGTAATGCTTATAAAGTTCCAAAAGAAAATAATGATGATTTTAATGCTGGTTGGGTAGGAGAAAGAGAAGATAGACCTGAAACTGATACAGGTAAATTACAAATGGTTAATATACCATTACATGAACAATATGCTCAACCGGGAATAACTAGATCACTGCTAACAGATAGTGCATTTAATTGGGAATCATATATAACAAAAAAAATATATAATAAATTTGCTAGAATGGAGGGCCAAGCATTTATTAATGGTGATGGAGTTAATAAGCCAAAAGGATTTTTGTTTGAACCTGAAAAACAAGGCATTAGCATTATAGAAAAGAAACTAGATTTTGATGGTCTTATAGATCTTCAATCTGAATTATTAGAAGAATACTTAGCAGGTGCTCAATGGGTGTTGAATAGATTTACTCTTAGAGATATAAGGAAACTTAAAAATGCTAATGGAGATTATATCTGGCAACCATCAACACAAATTGGATCTCCTTCAACTATTTTAGAGTATGGATATAAATTAGCAACAGATATGCCTACTCCTAAAGCAGGAGCTTATAGTGTCGCTTTTGGTAATTTTAGAGATGCATATACTATAGTTGATGGGGTTGGAATGTATACTCTAAGGGATGAATATACAAAGAAGCCTAATATACTATTCTATACTACTAGACGTATAGGTGGCGGTGTAGAAATGGAAGATGCTATTAAGATTTTAAAACAAGGTAAATAGGAGGTACTGATATGGCGAGTAAAGATTTATATAATTCTATAAAATTTGTTGAAGCTAAAACAGATACTGCAATAGATACAGCTGGATTTTCTAGTATTACTTTTGCGGTAACTGCAACAGGAGCAGCAACAGCTAAATTATATGAAGGTGATACAGAAAAAGATTTAAAAGAAGTTGATAAAGATGATTATTTAGGTAATGCAATAACTTCAGATGGAGCGGGAGTATATAAAGTAGGCTATAGAGGAAATAAAAGATATGTAGCTGTAAAGTTAACCGGCACAGGAACAACAGCTATAGGAATATTAAGTCATGCTGATTTAGAACCTGCTAATTAGTTAATAAAAAGTAAACTGTGAAAGAGGGAAAATAATCCCTCTTTTTTATTTATGCTAAAATTTAGTCAGGAGGTGGAAACAATGAATTTATGCACTTTAGAAGAACTGAAAGAGTTTTTGAATATAGAGAAAGATAATACAAATCAAAATGATAATACATTTAAGACATACATAGAAGGAGTATCTGAAACAATTATAGGAATGATAGGTAGGGATATATTTGCACAGGATTATATAGAAAAATACAAAGGTAGCAATAGTAATGCACTTATATTAAATAACTATCCTATTAATGCTATTAATGCTGTGGAATATGTATTAGATGGGGAGGTACTGAACACAGTATCTGAAGAACAGTATGATATAAATACCAAAAGCGGTATTTTATACAAAGATACTGTATGGTTTAGAACAGGTGGCAGCAGTTATATGAGTGGTAAAATAAATTTTCCTCGCAGGCATATAAGAGTTAATTATAATGCTGGATATAAAGAGGTACCGTTCGATTTAAAACTATTAGCTTTAGAATTAATTCAACAACAAATAGCTATAAACAATAGCGATGGAGCAAAGAAAGGCTTAAAATCTTACTCTATATCTGATGTAAGAATGGAATGGAAAGATGAGATTAAATTTAATATACAGCAAATATCAATTATAAATAAATATAGAGGACAAAAAATATGAGAATAAAAAAGACTGTTAAAAAAGATAATTCTAAGAAATTAAAACAGGCAATTGAAAGAATCGCAAAAGCTAAAATAAAAATTGGTATATTCGGAGATAGTGGGTCGGATATACTTATGGTGGCCAATGTAAATGAGTTTGGTTGCAATATAAATGTAACACCTAAAATGAGAATGTGGTTACATTATAATGGATTACATCTAAAAGGAACTACAACTTCTATTAAAATACCAGAGCGAAGTTTTGTAAGGAGAACCGCTGAAGAAAAACAAAATAAAATAAATAAATTAATTCAAGATGGATTAAATGAGGTTTTTACCTTTCAAATTGATGTAGATACATTTTTAAATAGAGTAGGTCAATATTTAGCAGATCTTATGAAAGAAACTCTTACAGAGGTTAGTTCCCCACCTAATCATTCTTTTACAATAGAAAGAAAAGGAGGAAAATCAAATCCTTTAATTAATACTGGAAGATTAAGAGAAAGTATCACATTCAAGATATAATAGAGGTGGTTTTATGAATATGATTCTTGATAGTTTAAAGAAAGATTTAAAAACTTATAGTATGGGAGAAGGATACTATGACAGGGAAAAAGGAGAATATAAGGAGCCTAAACCAGCGGATATTTGCTTTAAAGGTGCAATATTACCTTTATCAGAAAAAGATTTAAAGTATTTAGAAGAAGGAGCCTATTCCCTAGATGATGTTAAATTATATACAGATATAAGTATGGAAAATAATTCATTTGTAACTGATATAAAAGAAAATAAACATTATAAGATATATGGTGTCAGAGAATATAACATAATAGATTCTACTTTTAAGAGATATTACATGAAAAGAGTTGAGGAAATAAATGGTTAATATATATGATATTTGGAATACCTTTATTAAAGGTTTAAATTCCATAGATTCAAAATACCTTTTTATAAAATCTAATATGATACATAACATACCTCCATTTCCTTATGCTACTGTAGGAATATTAACCCCATATATACAAGATAAGGACGATATGCGAGGAACTATAACACATAGTTATAATGGTACTGGTATAACTATACAAAACATTAAAGAGCCTAAAATGAGTTTTAGCTTAACATTTTATACAGATAATTACGAAAGTGTTTTTAAATTTATGCAAGATACTGCAAATTGGCTACAAACGTATGGAAAGCAGTATTTAAATGAAAATGATATAATATACATAGAAAGTACGAAATGGGTTGACAAATCCACAATTTTAGAAACGAACTATGTATATAAGTACGGTTTTGACGTTGTGTTTAGGGTGAGTGACGTTGTGACTATGAATGTAGATAGCGTTGAAACTGTAGAAATAAATAACAAAACCACAAATGAAGTTTTAACAATAAGGAGGTAACTACATGGCTGATATAAATGTAAAATTTTCAGATGCTACGCAGGTAGTAAGTAAAGATGGCTTTGGAAAAGTCTTAATATTAGACACTGAAAGAGATAGCGATTATAAAGAATATGACATAAGCAGGAGTATATTAGAGTTACAAAAAGATTATGATACTCAAACAGAAGTATTTAAGATAGCAAATATTATAGCAAGCCAAGACCCTAGGCCGAACAAAGTAGCTGTATTCGGAAAAAGTGTAAAAAACTCTGAAGATAAAGCAGCAGATTTAATAGGAGAATTAAATCTGCTAATAAATGAACATAACAACTGGTATAGGCTACTTTGTACCGATTTAGATGAAAAAACAATAGAGGGGATAAGCTCCTGGTGTGAAGCAAATGAAAAAATGTTTTATACACAATTTAATACTGCAGAAATAACAGTAGATTTAACAGAAAAAAACAAGACTGTATTAGGTTTTAAGAAAGAAAGAAACAATGAAAGACTAGACGCTGGAATGATAGGATTAGCACTTACTAGAATACCAGGGAGTTTCACATTTAAATTTAAAAATATAAAAGGCCTAACGGCTGATATTATACCTGGCTCAGAGCTACAAACAATAAAAAGCAAAAATATGAATGCTTATTATAAAAAATTTGATGTGCAGGATCTAGGAACTGCACAATTAGATGATGGTAAAGTAGCTAGTGGTATGTATATAGATCAAGTGGAAAGTCGAGATTGGGTAAAGTTCCGCATAGAAAATGAAATAGCTAAATTATTAATGACAACCGAAAAAATTTCTTATGATAATTTAGGTATACAAATGGTAGTAGCTGCAGTAAATGTAGCTTTAAATGATGCCGCAAAAAATAAAATTATACTAAAGAATGATGATGGTGTACCTCAGTTTTCGGTTACTTACCAAACATTAGACAAAATACATATAGATGATAGAAAGGCAAGAAGGTTAACAGGCATAGAGTTTCTATATGTGGAAGCTGGGGCGGTACATGAGGTTGGTGTAACCGGTTCAGTTGTATTAAATCTTTAGAGGAGGTGCTTTAATTGATTAAACCATATAACCCCGAGTTAGTTAATTTAATACTTACACATAGTAGGGGAACACACTATGTTACGGGATTTAGCAATGGTAGTGAAATTGCATGCGAAAGAGAAAGCGACAAATATGTTAAACATACCGGTATGAAGGGAGATACTACATTCGCCAGAAGTTTGGATAAATCTGGAACTATAACGTTTAGTTTAAAACATGATAGTCCAAGCAATAAGCTACTTTATACTCTAAGCGAGGGCGATACAACCTTTGATACACAACTAGTTGATGGTAATGATGTTTCTAAGTCCAAAGCAGGAGGTACAGAATGTGTAATTATGAAGCCTGCCAATCTGACAAGAGGATCTGAAATAGCAGAACAGGAATGGGTGATAGCTGTTCCAAGTTTAGACATGAAATATGAATAAAAGAAAAAGGTAGGTTAAGATGGCTGTCGATGTGAAAGAATTTGAAATTAAGTATTTATTATTACATAATACGACTGTGCATGAATGTAAATGTACCATTCCTGTAGCAAAATTCAATAAAGAAATAAATGAGATAGATGCTTTTAATATATTTTTCTTAAATTTTAATAAGGATGTATTTAAAAATCAAGATACTAAATTTGAACTTGTTTCTGTGAAAGAAATATAAAGAGTTGAAAGGGGAATAATCGCATGAGTATGAATGCAGATTTTCAAGTAATATTAAAAAAGGAAAATGATAAAGGAGAAATAGTAGAAACTCCATTAACTATTACAAGCCAATCGATGAATCCTGCAAGGATGATTGACTTGCATTGTGAATGTATAGGAAAAAATGGCCAAACACTAGTAGGAACCTTTGTTGAAAGAGCTGTTGAAGAAGGTCTAGTCGTTTCACCTAAGAACCTAATAGAACAAATAAATGAAACAGAAAACGTAATTGAGCTATATGCTCAAATAATGAAGGAGTTAGCGGAGTTTTCCGACAATCCCAAGCGCTACAGACTTGCTAAAGAAACAAGCAAACTTAAAGATAAGCAACAAAGTAATAAGTGATGTAGATTTATGGGAATTAGTATATAACTCAAAGCAATACAAGATGGAAGATTTAGAAGCCATGAGTGATGAGAGATTGTACGAAACAGTAGAAGCTTATAAGCAATGGCGAGATTCTAATACAATTAAAGAATAAAAATCTTAATGGGAAGTGGCTATTTGCCATTTCCCTTTTTTAATAGGAGGTACATAAATGGCTGGTTTAAAGGAATTAACTTATGTTGTATCCTTTGAAAGTAAAGATTCGGCATTATCTTCAGTTCTTAACAAAGAAAAACAAATAGATTCTGGATTTGAGAAGATAACACAAAGTTCTACTAAGGCTGCAAATTCTTTTAGCAAAATAGCGCAAAGTAGTGCCAGTGTTGGAACTATAGTCGGGAATATAACAAAAGCATCTCAAGGAATGGGCTATCAGTTTGAAAAAAGTAACGAAGAAGCTAAAAGTATTAAAGAAAGACTTATAGGAGTTGCACAAGCTAGCTTAAACTTAAATCAAAATTTTAATGGAGTAAATACTCAATTAAGTTCAGCTTCAGCACACTATGCTAAATTAAGAGAAGAAGCTAGGTCAACAGCAGTGGGCCAAACAACAATGGTTAACGAATTAAGTAGAGCTACCTCTCATTATTCTAAGCTTAGAGAAGAAAGTAATCAAATTAAAGCCTCTACAGCTAGCACTAACAGTGAATTAAGTAAGGCAACTTCTTATTACGCTAAAATGAAAGAAGAAACTAAGCAAACTAGCACCGGATACTCAACAATAAACAATGAATTAAGAAAAGCAAGCTCTTACTATGCTAAAAATACAGAGAAAACTACAAAAGTAAAGAAAGATGTTAAAGATCTTGCGGATGCTTATAGAGATGCTAACGGGAAAATACGTTATGCGAACGGTGATTTAGTAAAAATGCAAGAATTAACAAGAGCTGCAAGAAAAGAAGCGAGAGGGCTTAAAAGTGAAACCCAAGAGGTTGAGAAAAACACCAAGGGAATGAGCGGGGGCATAGGTAAAATAGCCAAAATAGCAGCAGGAGCTTTTACCGTAAAAAAAGTTTTTGATTTAGGTAAAGCAATGATGACAACATATGCTGAATTTGAGCAAGGAATGGCTAACGTTCATGCTACAATGGGTAAAATAAGTAATGATGATTACGAAACTCTTAGAAACGCTGCTATGAAAGCAGGAGAAACAACTAGGTATTCTTCAACACAAGCGGCAGAGGCATTAAACTATATGGCGTTAGCAGGATGGGACGCTAACCAATCAGCCGGAGCATTACCAACAGTATTAAACCTAGCGGCAGCAGGAGCTATGGATATACAAATGGCTTCTGACTTAGTCACAGATTCAATGTCAGCTTTAGGTCTTAAATTCAAGGACTTAGAAGGATTTTCAGACCAAATGGCACGTACTTCACAAAAGAGTAATACTAATGTTCAACAACTAGGTGAAGCTATATTAACAGTTGGTGCGGTTGCTAAAGATGCGGGGCTTGATACAATAGGATTGAACACCGAACTAGGTATTCTAGCGGATTCAGGCTATAAAGGTGCTAAGGGTGGTACAGCACTAAGAAACGTACTACTTAACTTAACCTCACCTCAAAAAAATGTTGCTGACAAGCTAAAGGAATTAGGAGTAGCTACAGCTGATAGCAATGGTAAAATAAGGCCTCTTAATTCAATACTTATAGATTTAAAGAAAAGTATGTCTGGCATGACTGAAGCACAACAACAACAAATAAAAGCGTTAATCGGTGGTAAAGAAAACGTTGCAGGTCTTTCAATACTATTGGATGGAGCTGGAGAAAAGTACGACACATTATCCGCTAAGATTAAAGATTCAAACGGTGCATCACAGGAAATGGCAGATGTTCAAAACAACACTGTATCTGGTGCATTAGATATGCTTAAAAATAAATTAAGCAATGCAATGATAGAATTTGTAAATAACCAAAATGCAGGCGAAGGATTTAAAGATGCCTTAGTGTCTATTAGTGAACATATACCACAATTACTGAACGATCTGGAATGGTTTATGAATAAATTTGGAGAAGTGGCCCAATTTGTTGTAGAAAATAAAGATATAATAGTACCTGCTATCGCCGGAATAGTAACTAGTGTAATAACCATGAAAATAATTCAAACAGTAGTTGATTTATATGGCAAATGGAAGAAAGCAACGGAGTTAATGACAGGCGCACAAGCAGCGCTAAATGTTGTATTAAACTTAAACCCAATAGGTCTTGTTATAACTCTTGTAGCTGGATTAGTTGCAGGACTAATAGTATTATATAATAAAAGTGAAACAGCTAGATACTACATGGATTTATTCTTCAATGGACTTAAAAATGTTGGTATCGCTGCCTTGAATGTAGTAATAGATAAAATAAATTATTTTATTAGCAAAATAAATATGCTAATAGATTTAATTAACAAAATACCATCAGTAAATGTACCTAACATTCCAGAATTAGATCATCTTGCACCATCCGCGGGTCCGAAAAAACCTGATACCAAGGGCATAGGAAAGGGTTCTACTAGCGTAACAGCAGCAGGTAGAGGTGGAAAGATCATTCAAAAATTAGCAACTGGTACAAAAAACGCTATTGGTGGGCGTACACTGGTTGGAGAAAATGGTCCTGAAATATTAAATCTAAATAGGGGGGACGAGATAACACCAGCTAATACCACCAGAAGATTACTTAATCAAGGTAATAGAGGTAGTACACCTAATGTCAACATAAATATAAATATAAGTGATAGTGGCAATCCAAGAGCAACAGGAAAGGCTGTAGCAGAAATAGTTAGAGAAGAACTAGCTAGTATATTCAACACTACTAGTATGCAATTAAGTTATACAGATATAGGATAATATTGTATTGAATTTATTTATATGTTAATATTTAGATGAAATAGCGACTTGAGGAGGTAGAAAATGGGGGTATTTTCTAAATTAAAAGAAAACAAAGATAAAAAGAATCTAAAACTAACAGAGTTCAATAAAGACAATGAAAAGTATGGTAGTCAAATAAGAAGTACAAAAACTTCATATCTAGGTGGACATATAGATTTTAATTGTGGTATTCCAATTCATGGGACTATAGATATCTATGAAAAAGGTATTGTTTTTGTTCCTTCTGTTAAATCATATAAATTTGTAGGTTTTTCAATTCCATTCCAGGATATAATTAATGTAGAATATAAAAATGAAAAAGATATAGAAAAAGATGTAACTATGACAAGATTATTTTTATTAGGTATATATGCATTTGGAGCTAAAAAGAAAAAAGTAGAAAATCACGATTATTTAATACTAACTTGCAATCAAGGTGGTATAGAAAATAAAATAATATTTGAAGCATCATTAGCCACTGTGTTAGTAACTGATATATTAAAGGTTAGAAGAGATTCGGGTATAATATCAAAAGAATATAGTAATGCTAATGGCAACCAAGATAACATATTAGAAAAAATTAAAAAATTAGGAGAATTAAAAAATTTAGGTGTATTAACTGAAGAAGAATTTAGTAAAAAGAAAACTGAATTATTAGCAAAAGTATAATACTATATATTAAAAAGTCCTTTTCAAAGGGCTTTTTTATTTTATGCTAAAATTTAGTTAGGAGGTGTGAAAATGCCGAATTTATGCAAGTTAGGTGATGTATATCTTACAGTTGTAAAAGAGGAACAAATAAGTTTTTCTAATAGTATAACTGAAAGAAATGTGGAAGATGGTGCCATAATAACGGATCACGCAAAAAAGAACATGATTGGAATACAAATTAGTGGATATATATTTGACAATAAAGAATACCCAGAGGCTACAATAAATCAATTGAGAAGATATTCAGTTAACAGAACGGTATTGAAATATTACGGTGTTAATAACTGGCGAAGTTGTATTATGGAAAATTTTGATTTTACACATTCTGCTAGCATAGGCAATGGAATAGAGTTTTCCATTAAACTTAGAGAAATTGGAATTATTCAAAAGACATATGTAAGTATTAATGCTAGTAAACTTAGTATCCCTAATATAGAAGCTTTGAAAGAACAATTAGAAGAAAAAAAGCAAGCTAAAGAAGAAGCTAAAAAGGCTAAGTTGGAAGCTAAAAAAAACAAAGGTAAACAAGCTAAGAAATAGAAAGGGGTTACAATATGGAAATACCTATTTATAAAAATGATTTGCCGTATACCTTTCAAATGGAGTTTGATGGTAAAAATTATGTTATAGATATTGAATATAATTTAACCTTTGATTTTATAACCATGTCTCTTTCCCATGAAGATAAATTACTGGTATCTGGCGAAAAACTTATATTAAATCAACCGTTGTTCCAATGTGCTGTAGATGATGAAGGAAACAAAGATCCTAATTTCCCTAGTGTAGATATAATTCCAACATCATGCGATAAAACAGTTCAAAGGGTTGGTTTTGATGAATTTGGAGACATAGTAATACTAGAAATAAAAGAGGTGAGTAATAATGCCTAGAAGCGGGGATGTTATTCTAAGTGATTACTGGCAAAGGAAAATAGAGGTTGTAATAGGGACTAGACGATACACTAGTCCAGACTTTGACATTGAATTTAAAATATCATTTGATACAGAACCAATACCAAATGAAGGTGAAATAATTATGTACAACTTAAATAAAGACAGCCTAAACAATATAGTAAGAGGTCATAGCATTGTAGTTAATGCAGGATATGGAGAAGATATAGGTGTTGTCATAAGTGGAGTTATTGTATCTGTTAGAACTAAGCCTGAAGGATTAGACAAAATTACAACTATAAAAACATTAGATGTACCTAATCAAATGCTACGTAAAAGAATTAATTATACATACAAAGGAAACCCAAGTGCGGAACATATAATAAGGGATGTGCTATATTACGCTGGTGGAACTAAGCCGAATGTGTTGCAATTAAGACATAAAAAAAATTATCCAAGAGGATATACTGCCCGTGGAACGTGTTTAGATGTGATTAATAAAATAGTAAATGATTGCGGGTCCAGATTATCCATTCATAATAACACTATAAATATACTAATGGCCCATAAAAACACAGAAATGGCATATATCATAGGTAGCAGAGAGGGTTTATTATCTGTAGAACCTATTGACGAAGAGGATAATCCCGCTACGCATAAAGTGGAATGTTTGTTAAACCATGCATTAGCACCATATAGCTTAGTACAAATGAGAGGCTTAACACTTAACGGAAATATGATGGTTATAAAAGGAGAACATGATGGTTCAAGCTTTACTACAAAATTGGAGGTGCGACCAGTTTAATGAAAGAAATAGTTAGAACATTTCAAATGATTAAACAGAATTTAAAAGAAGAAATAGTCTGTTCTTTACTGGGTAGAATAAATGCGGTGAACCCTGATGAAACCGTAGACGTTGAAATAATGCATACAGACAATGAGACAAAAGAACCGCTCCCAGTGATGCCGAATATACCATTAATTAATATATGTTTCGGTAATTTATCAATACAAGGTGTGCCGCAGATTGGGCAGTGGGTACTAGTTACTGTTATAGACTATGATATAGATAATATAATGTTAGGTTCTACACTTAAAAACAATGCTAGTGAACGTATGCACAATTTAAATGATGCTATGGCTATACCAATAGGATTTAAAACATTAAACGGTGGCGAAATAAGAGTAGGGAATACAAAAGCTTCAATAACAATAAATGACAAAGGCGAAATAAATATAGATACCCCCAAAATGACAATTGGAGGTTCGGGAGCTCCACACCCAGTTATTTACGCTGATGGTGATAGTTATAAACAATCAACAAACTTATATGTGAGGTGATTAAATGAATAGTCTTAAATTTAATAATGGTGACTTAGAATTTGTAAGCAAAAGAGCTGTTATTGTAAATGGATTAGATCAGAAAATACAGAAAACAGCTGGATTATTGTATATTGTTTCAGGAGAAATGTTTTTCGATTCTACTATGGGCATGGATAGAGAACTATTATTAGATATAAATGAGAAAAACATTTCTCCTGAAAAGAAAAAATTTGCTGTAACTGATGCTTTATTACAAGACAATACAGTATCAAAAGTTGACGACATTATAATAGATTATGATAGAATCAACAGAAAAACGCTAATTAGTGTAAGATATAAATATAAAGAATACGAAGATAAAATACAGTTAGGGGGGATAAAAATAAATGAGTAAATTCGGAATCACCCCAGAGGGATATAAAAGAAAAACATATCAGGATTTAATCAAAGAAGTAGAAAAACGTTTAAAGGCCGAAGATTATTTCGGCGAAGATATTGACTTCTCAGACCAAGACCCTTTAAAGCATTTTACTGCTCCAATAATGTATATTGTATCAGATTTATGGGAGATATTAGAACAAAATTTTTACAATGCATCGCCCAGATATGCCGAAGGCAATCAATTATCAGATAAGGGTATGTATATTGGAATAGCTCGTAAACAAGCAAGTAAAGCTATTGGGCAAGAAACTTTTTACGGAGAAAAAGGAACAGTTATTTACAAAGGTTTTAAAGTAGCAACTAAAAGCGGTGCTGTATTTGAAACTACAAGAGAAGGAATTATACCAGAAAGTGGTTCTATCACATTAGACATTATGGCTATGACAGCAGGAGCTAGTGGAAACACTCCCGCGGGTACAATAACTCTAATAGTTAATCCAATCATAGGGCTTACTTCAGTTACTAATGAAAAGGATACTATTAAAGGTCAAGACAAAGAAAGTGACGCAGAATTTAGGGAGCGTTATAAAGCTTCAGTTTCAATCAGAAACACAAATGTATATGATAGTATCTTAGCTAATGTATTAAGAGTTACAGGGGTTTCCAGTGCAGATATAAAAGAAAATGACCAAACAATTGAAATAGAAGGTATACCACCTAAGAGTTTCAGAGTGTTAGTTGTTGGTGGGGATGATGAAGAAGTCGCCAAAGCGATATTCTACAAGAAGCCCGCAGGTATACAAGCTTATGGGAAAAAATATATTAGTGTTTCTGATAGTATAGGAAGAATTCACCCAATAGGAATTACACGACCGGAATATATTAAAATTAATGCTAAAATAACTATAAAAACTAACAAAGATTACCCGATCCAAGGGAATAAAATTATCCAAAGTTTAGCATCTAACGCTATCAACGAATTTGGATTAGGGAAAAATGTTACTTTGTTTAAACTGTTTTCCGTAATAGGGTCTGCTAATTTAGAGGGAATAGAAGATATTAAAGTAGAAATAGGAAAAGTCGGTGGACCATTAGCTGAAAAGAATATAGTTATAGGAGAGGAAGAGGTAGCCATTTCTAATGATATCGAGGTGATAAGCAATGGCGAATAATTTAGAGAGAATGTACGAACTATTACCGTACTATATGAAAAAGCATAATAACCATATTTATTACAAAGCTTTATCTATAATTCAAGATGAAATAATATCACAAGCTGTAGAAATCATGAAACAAAGAAATCTAAACAAAGCTCAAGGATTTGCTTTAGATATAATAGGCGATATAGTTGCCTTACCAAGAAATATGCTAGATGATGAAGAATATAGAAAAATGATTAAACTTCAAATAATCATTAATAATTCCACTGGCACAATTGAAAATATAAACAATATTTGTAAAACATTTTTAGGTGAAGATATATACATAGGCATGAAGGAAGGATGGAATGATGTTGTTACAGATAATGAACCCGCTCTTATTAGAATACTTCTAAGAGCTGAAGAATTTCACAACGACAAGATAATAGTCGATAAAAGATACAACGTCACAGGTGCTACAGAGACATCCTCATTAAGCCAAATGGGCACAGCGCTAAACGCATATACAATGAAAGATCAGGAAGATTATATACCTGATACAACTCGTGCATTAACAATTGTTCCATTTCTAAAAAAAACATTTCCCATAGGTGTTAGATATCAATACGGAGTTAATTTCAAAACAAATGTAATCAGGGTAAATACAAAAAGCAATTTAAAATGGCGAAGTTCACAGAATAAAACTATCGTTAAGAGTGTAAGAAATTTAAATATTAAAAAACATCAAAACATAAAGATAAACAATGAATTCAGGCTCAATATGACAAGCGGTAAAAAGATTTCTATAAAATCAAATGGCCCTAAATATACTAGATATTCATTATTACAAACTGGAACATCGCAAGCAAGCCGAGCTATGGGAATTGTACTATAATTTTAATATAGGAGTGATTAAATGACTAATGAAGGACTAAATAGAATTTGCAAAATATTTTTAGCAGATATAAAGCATTTATCATATAAGCAAGATGGAGAAGATAAAACTAAAATAATTTATAAGAATGAAATCAAAGACAACCTAATAACTTTATTCTTCAAAATTGGAAGAGATGAAGTAGGAGAGTTTACAGATTTTAAATTGTTGGCTCAAGATGATACTGTATATGCTTCTAAGGAATTATCATTTAAAAAGGCTAATGATGAAATAATCGTAGAATATCCTTTCCAATTCGTCGAAGGAGGTTTGATTGAATAATGGCTACAACAATTTATAAAAAGGTCAATTTTGTTGATAGATTAGATAATAAACCCAATATATATTTAGTTGATGGAAAAGAAACGAAGATAGTTAAGGATGATAGCGGTGTCGTAACTCACGGCACTAACCTTGACCAAGAAAACTTAAACCACGTAGAAGATGGTATACTCCAAAACTCTAGGGATATATCAATGCTAGATAAAACACTTGAAAAAAATGTTGAAGAAACAACAAAGAGTATTACTGATATTATAGAAGTTGATAAGAAGCAAGACGATGCCATTAAGCAAATACAATATACAACAAAACCTACCTTGATAAAAAGAGAGGCAAAAGACCCTGATACTGGATTGTTTACAACCGTTGTTTTAAGAGATGTCGACACAAAAAACAGAGTGGTATTTTCCAATCTACACGCTAAAGTAGGGGATAACTTTACCAAACAAACAGTAAATATATATAACGACAAAGACCAACAGGTTGCGCAATATAGATATGAGTTGATATATGATGCGGATGGCGACTTCATAGAAAGGAGATTGTTATAATGAGCGTATTACAACAGGATGGCATTTTAGGTTTACATGGGGTTATAGGTAACGCTAAAAGCGATATGGGTTTTAATAAGACAAAAAGGTTTGTATATGACAGGAGTATGAGTTCGACACCCGCTATGGTTTTACAAACATTCGGAGAATACATTAGCGATAATCAAAACGGATTACACGATACTGGTATTTTCTTTCATGACCCTTATGATAATTGCTTTAGTTTTTATAGTTTTTCTAACGCAACAATAACTGTTAAAAAAAAGGTGGGTTATGCACTGTATCCGTCTTCTTATGGTGTTAGTGATGGGTTTATAACATGTTATAAAAGTGAAAGAAACGAAGAAAAGTTCACTGTGATGAAATTAGATTTGCAAGGTAATATCCAGTGGGAAACAACGATTATCAGTAAAGAAGTGAACGCTAAACCAAAATTCATCTGTGAAGATTCCAAAAACAAAAACTTAATAGTGAGTTTATTTAAAGGTAATAATTACAATATGCAACATTTTGTATTTGACAAAACTGGTAAAAAAATAAAAGAGTGGTCTTTCCCAAGTAGTGATAATCCAGTTATCATGACGACACTTAATACATTTGCGTATGACAATATATTATATGGTTCTGTTGGTAGTGGATATATATATGGCAACATGAATTATATCGATGGAACAATATTAAATTCATTAGCAATGAGCCAGACAGGTGACAAAACCGTGGCAATAGCTGCGGATGATAAATATGGATATTGTTTTGAAAACGGTGAGGTAATCAACAATAAAAGTATGACCGACATAGGTCTTGCGAGGTCAGTGCCTTTGATAATAGATAGAAACACATTCTCGCTTAAAAACCAAAACCCGCAATTCCCGAACACGTTAGTATATGGAGATAAATACGGTAATTTAGTAGAAATAGATTTATACGTAAAGCAATTACATGGTTATTACGGGAATATACCTGTAAATATAAGAGTTATGACAGAAATATATTCAGAGGGGCGAAAACCAAATCAAACTATAGTTGTGTCTCCTACTGGCAAAACTCTTATGCAATTCGAAGGTAACATTTCATCTGTCGGTAATAACATTAGGATATATAGGAGGTAAATATGTATATATATAAAAATAACAACACATTTACAATTATGCAAAACCCTTATGACCCAATATATGGCATACTTGATAAAAACAATAAACCTTATTCTAAAGAAGAATTATTAAAACGTGGATTTTTTACGGATGATATACCAGATAAACCAGAAAATCCAAAATATGAATATGTTATGAAAGTAGATTTTGATGCAAGAATGGTTTATTATGAAAAAATACCTATAAAAACACTAGTGAGCGAGGAAACTAAAATGGATTACTTAACAAAGGAACTGGCAACTAGTAAATTAGAATCTATGAAATTAAAAGGATTGCTAAAACAAAACTCAGAAGAAATAGCCAAAGCAAAGATAGAAATCATGAAATTGAAAGGTGGTCTTGAATAATGAGTTTTTGGGAAATGGCATATAGCATTGGTGCGATAGGGAAAGATTTATTATGGCAAGCAGTGATTACCGAGAAGAATCCATATGGAGAAATAACACCAGAACAATATGAGGAAATATGCGGGGACGAGTTTATAGGGGTACTGGAATAGATAACATATACTAAGCAAATTTATAATTAACAATATGTAAATATGGAGGAGCTTATGGAAAAAAATTTAGTTAAAGTTACTGATAAAGATTTAATAGTATTTTTGATTAATTATGGACTAAAGATTGAAGATATAAAAAAGGACCCAAATAGAAATAGAAGCTTAGTGTTCTTTAAAAATACAGAAGAATTTAGAAAGGCAACTCTTGAATATGGAAATAAAACATTAGAAATAAACGTTGCAGATTATATAGCAGCGGAAAAACGAATAAAAACATTATTACATATCCAAAAACAATAATCTTTATAACTTTCAACTTTCAGCTATCAACTTTCAACTAATAAATTTGGTTGAAAGAAGGATATGAATGAAAAAAATAAAATTACTAAGTTTATTTAGTGGAATAGGAGCTTTTGAAAAAGCCTTATCTAATATAAACCAAGATTATGAAATAGTTAATTATTGTGAAATTGACAAGTTTGCTAGTTATGCTTATAGCATTTTGCATGATGTAGATGAGAATTTAAATTTAGGTGATATATCTAAAGTTAATCCAGACACATTAAAAAATTTCGATTTATTAACATATGGTTTCCCATGCCAAGATATTTCTAGAGCCGGGAAGATGAAAGGTATTATAAAAGGGGAAACTAGATCGGGTCTTTTATATGAAGCGCTTAGAATAATAAAAGATAAAAAACCTTCTTATGCTATAGCTGAAAATGTTAAAAATCTAGTAAGTAAAATGTTTATAGAGGACTTTAAACTGATGCTTAAAGAACTTGATGAACTAGGATATAATTCATATTGGAAAATACTAAATGGGAAAGATTATGGAGCCCCACAGGCAAGAGAAAGAGTTTTTATAGTAAGCATTAGAAAAGATATAGATACTAATAAATTTGAGTTTCCAGAGCCTATGGAAGAATTAAATTCTATAAATAGTATTTTAGATAAAAGCATAGATACTAAATATTACTACAGTAATAAATATATTACTGAATTTATAAAATACATAGACCGAAAAGTTTTAGGAGATAATATTCAAACTAAAACTGGACTTTTCAAAGTAGGTCAAATTAACGATCCTAATGCGTTAGATATGAATAAAAGAGTGTTTTCAACACAAGGTGTTTGTCCTACTATACTTACAGGTTCTAATAGTATTCCTAGAATTATAGAATACAAAGTAAGGAAACTAACACCAAACGAATGTTGGAAGGCAATAGGATTCACGGAAAATGATTATATTAAAATTAAAAATGCTTTAATCAATAAATTTTACAAAGGTACTGATAAAACAAACACACAAATGTATAAAATGGCCGGTAATAGTATTGTTGTACCTGTCTTAGAAAATATATTAAAAGAATTGTTTAAATCCCAAAAATAAAAACATATTTAAATCTTAAAAATGAAAGAGGGCAAAAAACCCTCTTTTTGAATTTTTTGTTATAATTTAAATAGACATTGGAGGTGGTAAAGTTTGTATGAAAAAACTTAATAAAAAACTAAAAGCCACAAATGCTATAGTTTTTTTTATTATTGTAATTTCAATTCTTCTAGGAATTTTTATTGGGATACAAATAAATGAATATAAAGGAATACATAAAATAAAAAATATTAAGGAAAGTAGGTGCCTAAATGCCTTATGAATTGTTAATGAAATGGGGAATATCAGGTGCTTTAATACTTATATTAGCATTTCTTATTAAAGCTAATACAGACAGAGAAGTTAAAGCTACCCAAGAACATAAAGAATTTGTAAATCAAATAATACAACAGAGTAAAGAAGAAAAAGCACTGTTAGTACAACAAATAGATAAATATAATACTAGCTTACAGGCAAATACAGAACAACTTCGTGAAATTTCGGAAAATATAAAATCAATACCTAAGATGCAAGAAGATATTAATTATTTAAAAACTATTATTAAGTAAAGGAGGTAATAAGATGGCTACATATGCAATAGATTGTGGACATACTTTATCTGGTTCAGATTATGGAGCTGTAGGAATTAAAGCAGAATCTAATTTAACTAGAGAAGTTGGTAAAAGGGTTATAGACAAACTAAAAAGTATGGGAAATACTGCTATTGACTGCACATTAGATAGTTGTAGCAGTTTAAATCAAAGTTTAGCCTATAGGGTAAATAAGGCAAATAATTATAACTTAGATTTATTTGTAAGTATACATTTTAATTGTTTTAATGGATCAGCTCATGGAACCGAAGTATTTACATATGGTGGAAAAAGCTTTACAGAAGCTAATAGAGTATTAAATAATTTAGCTAGTTTAGGCTTTACTAATAGGGGAATAAAAGATGGTAGTAACTTATATGTTCTTAGACATACAAAAGCTAAAGCCATGCTTGTAGAAGTATGCTTTTGTGATAATAGGACAGATATGAATATATATATGGCCGAAAAATGTGCCAATGCTATCGTAGAAGGTATAACAGGTAAAAAGGTTGTAGTCCCACAACCACCAAAACCACCAGCACCTAAATACCCAGATATAGACCATTCTCTCCCTGATTTTGAAGGTGTAATACCTTTTGGTAATTTTGGATTTGTTCAAGTATTACCTAATCGTGGTAGGTTCGATATACATTTAGATAGACATAATTATATAATTATGCAAGACGATGCTAAAGAAGGAAATCACATAACAATTAGAACTAGAACAGGTGGATCTAAAAGATTATTATAGGAGGTATTTATATGAGTGAACAATTAATAAAAATATTAATAGAATCTTTATCAAGTATATTAATGGTGGTTATTACATACCTAGCTACTGTTGTTATAAATTATTTTAAACAAAAGAGAGAAATGTTAATAAATCAAATGGGCAATGAACAATATAATATGTATTACAATATTGCTAAAAGTATTTTTTATGCAGTAGAACAACAATATAGATTTATGCCTGACGCCGGCAAAGAAAAGGCTATGTTATTTGATAAAAAATTACTAGAAAAAATACCTGGATTAAAACAAGAAGATATGGACCATTTAAGAGAAGCTGTTGTAGGAGAAATAAATGTGCAGCTACAGCAAAGTCAAATACTAGAGAAAGCGCCAGAATTTAATCCTGAATTTGAATTATCAGATCCCGCTACTATAAATATAAAATAATACATTGCATTATTTCTGCAATATTATTTTAATAATATATTTGCAATATAAAAATAACCCCAGTATTTCTGGGGTTTAATCATCGGCTAGAAGAAGATCATCAAAATCTAAATTTTCTTCTAGCTTTTTATTATTAAAATTTTCTTCTACTTTGTCTTTATCTACTATTAAATCATTATCTATAAGTTCTTTAATTCTTTTATCTATAAGTTCTATTATTTTATCTTTATCAAAATCATTATTTATTTTATTTTTATTCTTTTCATAAAATCTAATAGCGTCACAAATATAATCATTTTGTACAAAAGCAGTATTCTTTTTCTTATCTTCCAAAAGATTGTGTATATCTTCATTTTTTTTTGAAAAAGACAAAGTAACAGCCTTTTGTTTTCCACCTGGCATTATACTAATACTCCTTTACTTATTGTATTTTGCACAAGCTATTTTGTACAATCCTTCTGCAGTAGTCCATTGTGAATTTGTAGGTATTGTTGCATTAGGGAATTTATTTACTATTGTTTCTTTTAACTTTTGTGTAGTTCCACCTACAAAAACAATGCCATCATATTGGTCTAAATGATACCCTCTACCGCCTATTATTTCTAATGCTTTGTCAAAAAACTCTGTTTTAGCTTCGGTTACCTTACTTGCACTTTCTGCATCTACATTACCTAGTTTTGTTGCATATCCATTTTCTAATGCCTGCTCTGCCTGATTATAAGGAACTAAATTACCTTTATTAATCGCTGTTAATTTATCTTGTACCAATAATGTTAATGCATTTACTCCGTGTTCTTCTATAAACCTTCCTGATTGCTTACAAACTCCATTTTGATATAAACTAAATCCCATATTTAATCCACCAAAATCAACTATAGCAATATTTTTATTTCTGAATGTTTCTGGTTCTAAATATAATATTCCAGATCCTTCTGCTTTAATTGTTACATCATCTATTATAAAGTTATATTCTTTATCATTTACTTTTATATTTATTTCTTCAGAACCTTTTATAAATTCTTTATATTCTTCTTTAGCTTCTTGAACTTTTAATACACTAAGCGGACATGCTAATACTAACTTTATATTATTGTCTTTTGTATTAGGTTCTAAATATTCTGTTATAGCTGTATATGCTGCTAGTTTATGTAACATATTTGTTTTACTAGTTTCATTACTTTTATTTTCGCCTTGCTCACCAATAATGTATTCTTTATTACCTAATGTAACCTTATAGCTATTTCCTTCTAAATCTATATATCCTTTATCCATATCATACATTTTTGTTCTAAAGCTTACTCTTTTAATGTTTTCTGCGGTTCCATTTGCGGATCTACCTATAGCCTTAGTATCAAATTTACCAACATCTAGTGTTATTACATATTCATTCATAATAAACCTCCTGTGCAATATTATACCTAAATTATACCTAAAACACATGGATAAGTCAAGGCAATATATGTAAGAATTTTACATTTAATTCCTATTTCAAATTTATCTATACCTAAACATTATATAAATCTTAGGTATATTATTTCCTGTACTTTTTAGCAAATTCTAATAATGCAGCACTTAAAAGATCTTGTTTTTTATATCCTTTATATTGTTCGCAAGTCTTTTGAAACTCTATATATGCACTTTCATAGCACCTTAAAGAATGTGTAGATATAGCCCCACCCAATTCTTTTGCATTTAAATTTATTTCTATTGTTTCTACATCTATTACTCTTTCTTCTAAACTGCTTTTGTTTTTATACCACTTTACCATTTCTAATAAAACAGGCATTATTTCAGTTAATGTATTTTGCATTATATTTGCATTATTAATATTATCTTGCTTTTGCAATGTATTTTCTAATGCAATTTCTTTAGGCTTTATAACTTCTTCTACGTCTGCATTATTTTTGCAATATAAATGCAATACCTCATTGTATTTATAACCTTCCTTACTAAATCTACCGCCTATTGTAGACCGCGCTATTCCAATATTCTTACATGCTTTGGTTAAAGTATATCCTTCTTCTAATAAATTATTTATATATTGTATTTGTTGTTCTATTTTTAAATTATTAAACTCTTGCTTTTGCATTATCTCCATATTAGCACCTCTGTTATAAAAATAATATTATTATAATATTACTTCTATATTGCTTTTAAATACCCTTGTAATAATATAAAAAAAAGAAGGCATAGATAGACAAATAAACATATGTTATCCACTTTCCTTCTTTACAGAAACAAATTTTTGTTGTAAAATTTAAATAATTAGAATGAATTTTATCGAATTGAAATAAAATATATCCAAAAAATCAGAAATCCGCATCAATCTTGCAGTCGGCAAACTTGAGATTAATACGGATGCACAAAAAGGTATTCCCTTTTTAATAACTATTGTATGCTTATAATTATAAGATATGCATGCAAAATAGTCAATAAAATTTTAGGGAAATACCTCTTATTTGTGTAACTCTTTTTAGGATATACAACTAGGAGGTTTTTGTTATGCATAAAAATGGTAGATTTAGAAAAAAGAAAGTATTTTTTACACAAGTGAGCAATAACGCTTTAAGAGACAATAAATTAAGTTTAAAAGCCAAAGGATTATATTCTTTAATCCAAAGTTACATCACAATAGAAAACTTTACTCTTTATAAAGGGTACTTAAAAAGCCAATGTAAAGAAGGAGAAAAAGCGTTTGAAAGTACATGGAAAGAATTGAAAGATGCTGGGTACTTAATCCAGTATAGGTTACAAGATGATACTCTTGATGAAAACAATAAGAAAAAAATGACTTTCTATTATGAATACGAATTGTTAGATAATAAAAATACAGAACTAGCCAAAGAAGTTCATGCTAGTCAAAATAGAAAAAGTAAAGAAGAGAAAAGCCATAACCCCAAAAAGGAGGGTATGGGTAAAAATCAAAAAGCCATACCTACCAAAAGGGATGGTATGGATAATGGATATGATGGAAAAGGGGGGATATATAATAATACTGATCCTATTAATACTAATTTAAATAATACTAATTCTTTTGATGATGAGGAGGAAGGCTTCATATACATAGTAAATAATATTAAAGAAAACACTAACTTAAAAATAGGACCTAAAAGAAAAAGTATATTAAAAGAATTAATAGTTAAACATAGTTTTAAATTAGTTTTAAAGGCTACTGACATAGCTTTACATAAAAGTACTACTAATGCTATATCTTATATGGAAACCCTTTTAGAAGATTGGAAAACTAATAATATAAAGACTGCAGAAGAAGTAGATAAATTTTTATTAGAAAAAAAGAATAAAAAAACTAAGAAGAATAAGAAAACTGAAAAGGTAGATAGGTTTAATGATTTTGAACAAAGAAATTATAGCAAAGAGCAATTAGTTGACTTAGAAAATAAACTTTTAAATAAATAAAAAGGAACAGGTTTACACTGCCTGCTCCTTTGGGTTAATATCTTTAGAATTTAGTAACAGATTATTTGACAGTAAATTACTTATTTGATCAATGTCTACATGCTTAATTTCTCCATTGACCCTTATCATCAGTACACCGTTCAATTCTTCCATACTCTATCCCCTATTCATTATTTATTATTTATAATTTCTTGTAGTTTCTCCAACATCTTAATTTTATCTTCCATTTCAGAATAAGTCAAACCATTAGGAAATACAAACTTCGACAATAATATCTCATAATTGACACCATCCTTTTCAATAGTTTGAACTATTGTATCTTCATTGTTTTTTAAATCTTCTTCATAAAGAAGGTACTCCATAGGCACTTTTAAAACTTGCGCTGTTAATGATAAATTAGCTGTGCTCATAGCGCTTCTTCCATTCTCTACATCACATAGGAAGGACTTACTATAGTTAGCTTCTCTTGCAACTTCCTCTAAAGTCATTCCCAATTCTTTTCTTCTCTTTTTAATTCTTTCACCTAACTGTTTTTTATACTCATTTCGTTTCATTGCTCTCAACCCCTCAATTTTTTATACGTTTATATAGTATATGTATCATGTGTATAGTATGTACATATCGTACTATATATACATAGTATTCTATTTAAAAAACAAAATCAATAGAAAACATTAGCAAACATTACTAATATTTAGATTTAAATGTTTAATTTAACTAATTAAACAAATTTATACGATTACTTCGTATATTACGTCAATTTCGTATTTGTGGTTTTTACGTTGATTTCGTATAATGATTGTACAAGCTGTTTAAGACAAGCATTACATTAAATCAACAAAATAAATGTCTTACATTTTTATATACAGCTTGTACAAAATGTATTATTATGTAAAAATGATACTTATTTTCATATAATTTACAACCACATGTAGATTATATCACCGTATGCGAAATTATGCAATACCGTATACGATAATTTATCGTACATTTTTTTAAAATATGAAAGGAGAGGAAAAACAATGGCTAAATTATATGAGCTAACCCAAAATTATAACAATCTTTTAGAACTGGTAGATAATCCAGAAGTACCAGTGGAAATGCTAAAGGAAAGCTTAGATAACATAGGGGAAGAAATAGATATAAAGCTAGAAAATGTAGCTAAGGTAATTAAATCTATAGAGGTAGATGCTAAGGGTTTAAAAGAAGAAGAAAAAAGGTTAGCAGAGAGAAGAAAGTCTTTGGAAAACAGAATAGTAAATTTAAAAGAATATGCTGAAAACTCTATGAAGGCAACAGGAAAGGAAAAAATAAAAGGTAAGGTATTTACATTAGGAATACAGAAAAATCCACCTAGTGTTGATGTAGTAGATGAAGATAATATACCAGATAAGTATTTCATAACTGAAAAGAAATTAGTTATGAAAGATGTATTAGAAGTTTTAAAAAGGGGCGAGAAAGTTCCAGGGGCAAAATTAAAACAAAGTGAAAGTTTAAGAATTAGATAATTAAGGGGGATATTAATTATGAATAGAAAAAATATTAAATCAGTTTTATCAAAGAAGTTTAATGAATTTTGTGAAAGTATAGAGGATGAAAAAGTAAAGAGATCAGTAAGAAGCCACTCAATTATAACAGGAGGGTGTATAACTTCAATGCTACTCGGAGAAGAAATACACGACTTTGATATTTACTTTACTAATAAAGAAACTTGTTTAAAAGTTGCTGAATATTATGTACAAAAATTCAATGAAACACATGAGGGTACCAACGCTAGAGTTGAAGAAAAAGAAGAAAGAATAAAAGTATTTATTCAATCAGAAGGTGTTGCAGGTGATGACGAATCAGAACCAGATTTAATAGAATATGAAGATTATGACGAAATGGAAACAAATATTACACCTGATTCAGATTTAGAAAACATACCTCAAAAGCCAAAATACAGACCTGTTTATCTAAGCAGTAATGCAATAACTTTATCTGATAAGATTCAACTTATTATTAGATTTTATGGGGATGCTGAGGAAATTCACGGAAATTATGATTTTGTTCATTGTACAAATTACTGGACTAGCGTAAATAATAAATTAGTTTTAAGACAAGAGGCTTTAGAAGCTATATTAAATAAGGAATTAAAGTATGTTGGTAGCAAGTATCCTTTATGCTCCATTATAAGAACTAGAAAATTTATAAATAGAGGTTGGAAAATAAATGCCGGACAATATCTTAAAATGTGTATGCAACTTAATGAGTTTAATTTAAAAGATATTAAAGTGTTGGAAGATCAATTAGTTGGAGTAGATAGTGGCTATTTTGCAATGTTGATTGATACTTTACAAAGAAAAAAAGAAAATGACCCAAACTTTACAATAGAAAATGATTATGTAGTATCAATAATAAATAAAATATTTTAGTCAGGAGGAGATTGAATGAGTATATATAAAAAGCTAGCAGAGGCTAGAGTAAAATTACAAAACGCAGGTTTAAAAAAGAGTGGTAAAAATAAATTTGCTGGATATGAATACTTTGAATTATATGATTTTCTGCCAAGAGTAAACGAAATAAATGCAGAATTAGGCATATGTGCAGTAATTAGCTTTGATAAAGAAAATGCTACTATGACATTAACTGATGTAGAAAAAACAGATAGCACTATAACAATTACTTCGCCAATGGAAAGTGCAACTTTAAAAGGTTGTCATGCTATACAAAATCTAGGAGCAGTAGAAAGCTACCAAAGAAGATATTTGTATATGACCGCTTATGAAATAGCTGAAAATGATATTTTAGATGGTACGTTAGGCCAAGGAGATAAGAAGGGGAACAATAAACCACAAGGAGATAAAAAAGCTAATACAAGCCTTACAGATGCACAACTTAAAAGATTATATGCAATAGGTAATAATGCTGGAATGAGTGCAGATAAGGTTAAAAATCATGTTAAAGAGAAATTTAAAATTGAACCTAAATTTATGACAAAACAACAATATGACCTTATGTGCAGTGGATATGAACAACTAGCTAAAAAGGGGGATAAATAATTGGATAAAGACAATAAAAAAGCTTTAATATACAGATTAGATTGGGTTTTAAAATATGCAGAGGAAGGCAGATTGGATAATATAAAAGAGGAAGTAAATAGTATTAAAGATGAACTAAATAACTATGATTTAGTAGTTCCATTTTAAAGGGAGGATAAGTTTATGGGTATTATAAAGGATATTAAAGATATAAGTAAATTAATTTTTGTTATTTTTATTGTTTGGTTCTGTACAAGTGTTTTATTTTTAGTGTAAAAGTACGAAATTAACGTAAATGAAAGGGGATAAAAAAATGTTTATAAAAACTTTAGAGGGACAAATACACGAGGTTAATATAGAGGAAGTTTATATAAAGCCTTTTTATTCAAAAGAAAATATTCGTTGCTATACACTTTGTAGCAATAAACATAATAATGAAATTATTTTAGCTGAATATCCTGACAGGACAATAGCAAAGCATATGCTACATATACTAATACATTGTGATGGCTTAGACATACAACAAGAAATATTACCTTATATAAGCCTAAAAGAAGATTTATTATTAAGTGCTTCTTTTAAATTAAGACAAGCAAAAGAAAAATTTAAAAAAGAACAGGAGTGGGAATGATGAATAATTACATTGAACAAAGAGTTTTGAATGTTGCAGATTATTTTTTAGATACAAATTGCACTGTCAGAAATGCAGCCAAGAAGTTTGGATACAGTAAAAGTACAATTCATTTAGATGTAACTAAAAGATTGTCTATGTTAGATACAAACAAGGCCAGGGAAATAGAAAAAATCCTGGCCTACAACGAAAGTATTAGACACATAAGAGGAGGTGCAAGCACTAAGAAAAAATATTCTAAATAGATAATAGTCAGGAGGGTAAGGAGGTGAAATATCTGATAGTTCCAAGTGATTGTGATATTGATGAATTAGTTGTTTATTCATGGCTATATAAATATTCAAATCAAACAAAAGAAAACTATGACGGTCTAAAAAAGAATGAAGTATATTTTAGTAATAGATTGATTTCTGAATATACAAAGCTAGATAAAATGAAAGTCAATAGATCCTTAAAAAGATTAGAAGAAAAACAGTATATAAGGATTATGTATAAAAGCAAAAGTAAAAAACAACCTAGTAAATGTTTTTTATCATTTAATAACAATTTAAAAAATGATACGGTTGTTGATACAGTTTGTAATACGGTTAATGATACGGTTCAAAGCATTGAAAATACTAAGGTTGTAAATAATTATAAAACGGTCAATGATACGGTTAGTGTTACGGATAGTGATACAAAATCTATAAATATAATCTATAAATATAATCTAATATATAATACATGGTTAAAAGCTGATATAGTTAAACATAAAAATTTAACTGTAGTTATGAAAAAAAACATAGATAAAATATTAAAAAAGTATTCTATAGATGACATTGTATTAGCTATTAATAGATATTGTGAAATGTATAAAAGTGAATATCCATATTGCAATTATAAATGGACCCTAAATGAATTTTTGACTAGAGAAAAAGGAATAGGCTATTTTTTAGACGATGGTGATAAATGGATTAATTACAACGAATGGAAACAAGGTAGTTCAATAGAAATTGATGGATTAGATCTTGAAACTAGAAAATTATTAGAAGAAAGAAAGAGAGCAATGGAAGGATTGTACTAAGGGGTGATTAAATGCAGATACCTATAGATAAGGTACAAGAAGCTAAAGAAGCATTAGGTGTAAAGGCAGCTGAAATAATAGCTAATGGATTAGATATAGATAAATGGAACAGTAGGGAGTTAAAAGGTTGTTGTCCCTTTCATACAGAAAAAACGCCTAGTTTTATATGGGATAAAAAACATAATTTTTTTAAGTGTTTTGGGTGTGGTATAACATATGACATAATAGATTATTACACATCAAGTATGAGCTTTATAGATGCATGTAGAGAGCTATTTAATCAAGCGAGGATTAATTATAAGTTTGATATATATTCTAGTAATAAATATATGGAGAACAAAGAAAATAAACCATATAGGTACCCTAGATCAGAAAAACAAGCGGAAGATAAAACACCTTTAGAAAAATATATGTCCTTAAGAAAGATAAGTGAAAAAACATTAGATTATACGGGTGTAAAATTAACACTAAATAATTGGATAGCTTTTGAATACTATGACCAAAACAACAAATTATTAACTGTAAAATACAGATATTGTGGTAAATATGATAAGAAAAACCCACCAATGCAAAATGGTAAAAAGATTTCAAAAACATTTTGTCAGGCTGGCAAAGATACAAGCCCTTTATTATGGGGAATGAATCAAATTAATCCTACTAAACCTTTGTTAATTACAGAAGGTGAAACAGATCGTTTGGCAGCAATAGAAAGTCGTTTTAAAAATACTGTTAGCGTACCGTTTGGAGCAAACAATTATACCTGGATAGAATATAATTGGGAATGGCTAGAACAGTTTGAAAAAATATATATATGGTCCGATAATGATGAAGCCGGCGACAATATGAGAAAAGAAGTTGTGCCAAGATTAGGGGAAGAACGTTGTTGGATAGTTAAGAGCCAATATAAAGATATAAATATACATTTATATAAAGAAGGTAAAGAAAGTGTTTTAAAAGCTATTACACAAGCTAAAAGGACACCTATTCCAGATACTATATATTTATTTGATGCGGAAGATTTTGATATTAACAAAGCTGAAAAAATAGAAACACCTTATAAAGAATTAAATAAGTGGATATATGGGTGGGTATTAGGTACTTTAAATGTAATAACTGGGATTAACTCTAGTGGTAAAAGTACTTTAATAAACCAGATGTGTATAGCACACCCTTTAAATTTAGGATATAAAACTTGGGTGTACAGTGGAGAATTAACGGCTTCGCAACTAAAGAGTTGGGTAGAATTTCCTTTAGCTGGACCACAATATATAAAAGAATTTGATAACGGTCCTGATAAACCAAAAGGATATGCAGTGTACAAGGATGCTAAGAAAAAGATTAAAGAAACATATCGAGAAAGCTTATTTATGTATAGCAATGAAAATGATATGACAGCTAAAAATATATTAAAAAGAATGGAACAACTAGCAAAAATTAACGGAGTAAAAGTATTTATATTAGATAATTTAATGATGATAGATCTCGAGTGCAGTGAACGTGAACTAAATAAAAAGCAAAAGGAATTTGCTCTAGCACTTAAAAATTTTGCTAAGAGATATAACGCTGTAGTACATTTAATTGCACATCCTAGAAAAATTGAAGAAATAAGAAGATTAAATAAAATGGAGATTTGCGGTAGTGGAGATATAACAAACTTAGCTGATTATGTTTTGGCTATACACAGAGTTACACCCAAGGAAAAAGAAGAAATAATAGATAAGAAAGGGAATGTAGTTTCAGAAGGGTGTCCGTTTGATACTATAATAGACTTATTTAAAAATAGACCTATAGGTTACCAAGACAAAGCCATAGGATTACACTTTGATTATCCTTCTAAGAGATTTTATGGCGATAATGATAACTTAGCCATAAAATATGAGTGGTGTAAAGATCTTGATATTATAGAGGTTACAGAGGAATTTAAAGAAAAAGAGGTGGAGGTACCATGGTAGATATTAAAAAATTTAAACATGAACATAGGGATTTCTGCAACAAATATAATAAGATGTTAGACTTATATTATAGAGGAGTTAGTTACTTAGAAGGTGAGGGTATTAACGATAATGAGATTAAAAAATATATTCCACGCGTAACTAATTACACTAAAGAATTATCTTATATGTTAGCACAGTTTAGAAAAATTACAGGTGAAGATATGCCTGATAGAATATTGTCTGGTGGGTTTATCTTATATGATGATATGGATTATTAATGCCTAAAAGTACGAAATGAACGTAAGGAGGTATTAAATGATTGGTAGAAAAACAAAAGAGGTTGATTGGGGAAAATATGATGAATTAAAAAAGCAGGGATTAAAAGAGTTGCAAATAGCTATAAAATTCGGAATGTCACAAACAACATTATGTAAGAAAAAAAGATTTAGGGGGAGATAAAAATGTATTCAAGCCGTCCACAGGTTAATACTGGCTATGTAGATCTTATTAATGCAATTATACTAAGAGCTGTTCAAGATGCACGTATGCAAAGTTTAACACTAAATAGTAGCAAAGTGAATAAAGACTTAGTTAAAGAGAAAGCAGAAAGTTTCATTATGAGTGAAGAATTTGCTTATATGTGTGAATGTGTGGGCAAAAATTGGGCGGAAATAAGAAGATTAACTTTTATAAATTAGAGGGGGATAAATAATTATGTGTAAATGTATGGATGAATTAAGAGAAAGATTAAATGAGTTACCAAATAAAATGGATAGATGGAATGAAAGAAATATAAAAGAAATTTTAATAGATAATGTTTGTATTTTATTTGATGTAAAAGTTAATCCAGAAAGATTATATTCACCAGTGAAAATAAAATATGAACAAAAAAATAAAAAGGGTGAATGGAAATTAAAGAAAACTAATGTAAATATTCAATATAAATATTGTCCATTATGTGGGAAACCATATGAAGGAGGCAAATAATGAATAAGTATAGATTAAAAAAAGAATTTATTTATGAAAATGAAGATTTAAAGAATGAACAATTATATTTAAAAGCCTTAGAACTAGGGTACACCTTTGTGAAAGATGGAAATGACTATAGAATTATTAAAATAAAAGAATTTAAAACCAAAGGTGACGAATTAAATGTAGAATTAATAAAAGCTGAAATTGTACAGGGGGATAAATAAATGCAATTAAAAGAAATGTTTGATATGCAAAAACAATTAGATACACGAATAGAAAAAAGTCACGATAAAAAACTTACATTTGTAGATAAAATAGTAGCGGCAATAGTTGAACTAGGTGAAGCAGCTAATGAAATAAGATGGTTTAAAAAATGGAGTAATAAAGGTCCAAGCACCAAAGCGGTTATATTAGAAGAACTTATAGACGGTGTACATTTTATTCTAAGCATAGGAAATAACATTGAAAGCAATCTAATATATTTACATGATTATACAGCTAAAATGGAATTGGTGGACTTTTCCGAGGATTTCGTAAGAATTATAGACGGTCTAGTATCTGTAAAAGTATCTTATCAAAATAAACATAAAAATTTATTAGATTATTTATATGTGGATCTAATGGAAAACTATTTAGGATTTATATGTAAATTAGGATTTGATATGAAAGATATAGAAATGATGTATTATAAGAAAAATGAGATTAATCATAAAAGACAAGATAAGAATTACTAAACTGTTAAGGGTATTTTTTTGTCGAAAGTACGAAATTAACGTATAGATTAAATGGAGGATTAAATGTCTAAAAACGAAGGTAAATATTTTGAATCTGATTTTAAAGCTAGTATTCCCAACAATTGTTGGGGGTACAGGCTTAGAGATAGTACAGGAACATGGCAAGGTGGAGACAATACAAGGTTTACACCTTCTAACATATGTGACTTTATAGTTATGGGAAAAGAAAATTTATATTTGCTAGAGCTCAAGAGCATTAAAAATGTTAGCTTACCATTTGCCTGTATTAGAGAAAACCAAATTAAAGAACTTTCTAAAATAGATAAATCTAATGTAAAAGCTATGTTTATTATTAATTTCAGGAGCAGGGAAAGGACATATATGATAGATGCTAAAAAAGTAAAGGAATTTATAGAAAGTGCAGATAGAAAAAGTATACCGCTCAATTGGTGTAAGGAAAATGGTATAGAAATAGAAGGTATTAAGAAAAGAACCAGATTTAAGTATAAGTTAGATAAAGTCTTAGTATAAAAGTAATTCGTAATTTGAAATAATTGTGTAGCAAAGTAGGTGAAATGGATGATAAAGATATTAGAGTTGTTTGGAGGGATAGGAGCTCCAAGAAAAGCATTAATAAATCTTGGAATAGATCATAAATGTATTGATTATGTTGAATGGCAGCCAAACAGAGTTAAAGCATATAATGCTCTTTATGACCATCTACACAAACCACAAGATGTTAGAGGATGGAACTTAAAGCCTGATATATTAGTACATGGATCTCCATGTCAAGATAATACAAGGATAAATAAAAACCGTAAAGGTGCGTCTTTAGGTTCACGTTCATTATTGATGCTGGAAACATTAAGGGCAGTTAAGGAAATGGGGGAATGGAAACCCAGAGTAGTTATTTGGGAGAATGTAAAGGGTGTTCTTGATAAAAATATATTTCCGTTATTTAGTTATTACCTAAAAGAAATGGAGGATGCAGGATATACTAATTCATTTGATGTATTAGATGCACGTGATTTTGGTATTCCTCATGCTCGTGAAAGGGTGTTTTGCATATCCTTGTTAGGAAATTCAAAATTTGATTTTAGTAAGTTGAAGCACAAATCTTTGAAAAATATTAAAGAATTTTTGGAATATGGACCAGATGATAAAATTCCAGAACAATATTTAATCACTATTCCATCAATGCTTAGTAAAATCAAAGAATTTAATCCTAATCCATCTGGAAATTATAAACGCCAATTAGATGTTATTGATAGATACTGCTATACAATAACTGAACGACAAGATAGATGCCCAAATGCAGGTATAATTCGATTAAATAGACCGCAATATCGTTATTTAACAGAACGTGAGTGTTGGAGATTGCTTGGATTTGATGATGAAGATTTTGAACTTATGTTAAAAGAATTTCCTACAAAAGTTGGTAAGCGTAATGCAACTCTTTATGCATTGGCTGGTAACAGTATTGTAGTACAAGTTTTAGAAGCTATTTTTGAAGTGATAATAAAAGAGGATTATGGAATTGATTTTATAGCAGACTCAAGCGGACAGTTACAACTAATTTGTTAATTGCACAATACAAAAATAATATAAACTATTTCAGGAGGAATTATTAATGATAAAATCTATTAAAAAATTATTTTTTAATAAAGAAATGAGAGAGCATATTAAAAATGTTGAAGGTGTATTCAATGAACTTGCTAAACAAGAAGGTGGTAATGAAAGTATGCTCGATTGGATTAATGAAAACTTAAAAGCATTAGAAGAAGATGGCATACTAGAAGGATTATCAGATAGAGAGAAATTTTTATTTGCTTTTGCAATGTTAAGTTCATCATTGCAAGATATATTAAGTCAGTAGTCACAATACAAATTGAGATTGAGTTGAAGGAATTTTCATATTATGGACTTGCATAAAAGAAGGAGAAAGCATGGGAGGTAATTAATAACATGAAAGTACATTTATTAAGTTATACAATAAATCCAGTAGAAACTATATACAGGGCATTTAGACAATGTTACGCTAAAGGAACTGCAAGAGATATAAAAATACCTAGTAATGAGGAAATGATTAGCTTTATATGCAAATGGATGGGAAAGGGACACGAAAGTCCTGTAGAGCATGTTAGTTTTACTTTTAGTATAGAAGGAGTAAGCAGGGCTTTAACACACCAATTAGTAAGGCATAGAATAGCTTCATATTCACATCAAAGCCAAAGATATGTAAATGGCAATAATTTTGATTTTGTAGTACCTAGAACATGGCAAGAAAATGTTAATAGTGAATGGATAGAACAATACAAAAAAGAAACAATGAGATTATACAATGAACTTGTTGGTTTAGGAGTACCAAAGGAAGATGCTAGATATATTTTGCCTAATGCTACTACATCTAATATAGTAGTTACTATGAATTTAAGAAGTCTAAGGCATTTTTATGATGAAAGAAGTTGTATAAGAGCTCAATGGGAAATAAGGGAATTAGCTAATAAAATGATAACAGAGGTTAAGAAAATAATACCTTTTGCAGATTATAAGGCTAAAAAATGTGGTATTACTTGCTTTGAATGTGAGAGTTAATAAGTTAACTTAAAATAGATTATGTAAACTAAATAAAAGGTAAACTATAAAATTAAATTAATTTAAAATATAAAGATAAGTAGACAATCTTTTAATAAGGTTGTTTGCTTGTTTTTAACTGGATATTTATTATTGGATAAAATATCATAATTTATAAATAATTTCATAAAAAGGTATTGACTTCTTATACTACGTGTAGTATAATTATAATTGTAAGGAGGTGAGAAAAAAGGTGGTTAAATTAATAAGAAAATTAAAAAAGCTTGATAAACTACTGGGAATAGTCATCAAGCTGTTAGTAAAAATAACAATCATAATAACAATACTTAAACAGTTATATGAATTGTTATAACCACAGGGGAGGAATTCTCCTCCCTAAATCTTATAATACCACCTTAATCATTATGAGTAAAGATTTAAAAACATTATTTAAATTAATACTAAAGATATCAGCAGAATTAATTGTTATAGCTTTATTAGTATGGGTTATATTTAAAATAGTTATGTAAATAGGAGGTTTTCAAATGGAAAAATCCAAACAAACAATAGCCAATGAAAAATGGGAAAATAAAAATAGAGAATATGCTAGTTATTTAAAAAGTCGTAGCAGTGCTAGAAGTTTTATACGAAATAAGGCTACTACGAAAGACCTAGAAGAATTACAAAAATTAATAGAAGAAAGAAAAGAATTAT